CAAGATCCGGCGTTTCCAGGAACATGGACAGCGGAAGGTTTTTGGCGGTCAGCGACCCCATCCAATAGCGGAGCTGGCCTCCCACGATTTCATCATAGAGGACCGCTTCGGTCGCAGTAGTGGCTATCATGACTCCCTCAAACTTATAATAAGCAATGGGTTCCAGAAGGATCTTATACTCCCCGCCTATGAGAGTATCGAAGTCCATGCCACTATAATTGGCAATAGCCCGAATCACCTGCTCATCCGTAAAGTAACTTTTAATGGCTTCGATGTTATTTCGGCCATTAGTGCTAATAATTCGTGGAACGGCTTGAGTTGGTTTAATGCAGGTATAGCTTCCCTGCACAGGGGATAATGCAGCCCCGTTGGTATATTGAAGCTTGCTGACCTTCCCAAAATGATAGATCGAGGCAGCTGGCGCCCTGTTTGTCAAATCAATAGGAGTAGATACCACTGCATGGTCATCGGACCGGACAATGGTCACCCGAACGCCTTCGTTGCCCGGATTCCAGCTGCCGTGGCTGGGGGCGTCCCCCCAGTTACCGCCACCACCGTCAATATTGCCCTCGCCAGTGGCGGCATAGGCGGTCATGGGACATAGCAGCGTGAGTGCCACGGTTATCGTAAGCAGAATGCTCCAGATTCGTTTCATGCATCCTCCTTTCCGGCAAAGCAAAAAGCACGGCGACCGCCGTGCTTTTTGATAGGCTGGAGATCAGCCCATGATGCCGATTTTATTTCCATTCTCGTACATATCATCTGCTTCGGTTACATGATTGGCACCGCCATTTGGAACATTATCAAAACCAGGAAGGCCACCGCTGGTGTTGGTGGACGGGGGCGGAGGAGGCGGTTCCACCGTATCATGATCTTCCGCATCTGGCTTTCCCTCTACCGGGGTCCCATCCGGCTTTTGAGTCGGATCCTTCAGTGCCTCATCATCATATTCCGGTTTTTCTGGATCCCCCTGGATCGTCTGCTCGGTGCCCGAGGCCACGGCCCCGCTGCCGCTGTTCCCGGTTTCAGGGGTGGATGAAGTATCCGGGGTCTCAGGCTTCACCGTAATCTCCGGATCATCCTTTTCTGGACTAATGCTGCTGTCCGGCTCATCTACCATCACACCGCCCTGGGAGGAGCTGCTGGGGGGAGGCAGGGTGTCATTGACTGGCTTCTTTTCAAACTGACCAGCTATGATGAACACCAGAGCAGCGCAGGCGGCCAGACCTCCCGCCACAATCAGCCATTTCTTGGTCGCATTTTTCATGGTTATGACCATTCCTTTCCGCTGCGCTCCAAGGCACCAAAATGGATGAAACACAAGTGCCTCTAACACAGCAAGTCGAAATTTGTTAGAATGGGCTTGAGGAAGCAGGCACACTACAGAGCACGTGGAGGTGAGTAGGCTCAACCTCGTATTGGACTGAATGGCTATGTGTGCCGGATGCTCTTTCAAGCACCAATAATTAGGGTTTAGTACCCTGTAACCTTATCTTTGGAGAGACGGACTACTTCAATCTTTCAGCGAGCGTCCAGTCCCTGCCTGTTCTCCTCAAATCTTATTTTGAGGGGATGTGCTATGCTTAAAATCGTTTACCCCATCTGCTGCGGGATGGATGTCCACAAGTCCTTTGTTGTTGCTTGTATTGCCACAACCAATGACCACGGAGTGACCAACTACAAAAGCAAGCGGTTCTCCACTTTTACGGGAGATTTACGCCGGTGTGCAGATTGGCTTTCTGAGAACAACTGCAAAGATGTGTGCATGGAATCCACCGGGAAGTATTGGATTCCCATTTACAATATTTTGGAACACACCTGCAATATCGTCCTCGCTCACCCCAAATATGTGAAAGCCATTCGGGGAAAGAAAACCGACAAGCGAGATGCCAAGTGGATTGCCGACATCTTCAAGCACGACCTTGTTTCCGGTAGCTTTATCCCTCCAGCAGATATCCGCCAGCTTCGGGATTTGGTACGCTATCACTGGAAACTTACAAACTTCAATGTTGGTGAAAAGAACCGTGCTCAGAACTGCCTTACTGTTTCCAACATTAAACTGGACGACGTATTTTCGGATGTCTTTGGAAAAGCTGCATCGGCAATTACTACCAGGCTGTTAGAAAGCAATGAACCTTTTGACGTAAAGCCCTATCTTACTAAAAACATCAAGAAACCCATTGAGCAGATTCAAGCCGCCGTGGATGGAGAAATGTGTGCCGAACAAGCTGAAAAGCTCCGCATTATCCGTTCCCACATGGATAGTCTTGAATTGTGCAAACTCAACTTGGAATCCCTGATTCTGTCTACTGCGGAAAAATACATTCCTCAACTCAACCTTGTTATGACGGCGCCGGGTATCCAATCTTTTGCCGCTATCGGCATTATCTCTGAAATTGGAGTGGATATGTCCGTGTTTCCCACCTCGAAGCATCTTTGCTCCTGGGCTGGTCTTACGCCACAGAACAACGAGAGTGCCGGGAAGAAGAAAACTACCAGAATCAGCCGTGCCGGGGCTTACATCAAACCGTTGCTTGTGCAGTGCGCTCTTTGTGCGATTCGTACCAAGCAGTTTCCAGAGGTCCGTAACCGCTATTTGGCCCTAAAGAAACGCAGGGGCCACAAGAAAGCGATTATTGCTATTGCAAGAATGTTGTTGACTGCCATCTACAACATTCTCAAATGGAATGAAGTGTACAATTCTGAACTCTACCGTAAAGCTGACCGACCTCCCGCACACCGTGAGGTTTCTGTGGAAGAAGCAGTGTTTATCCTCCAGCGTCAGGGATATTTGGTGACGGCTCCTGCCGTTACGTAGGATTTAAGCACAGCTTGAACTTCGCCCGCATTTAGGGGGCTCGGTTTTGTGCGCCCTTTTTCGGAATGGTACTTAAATTACAATGTTTCAACCTTGATACCTCCTTGTTTTACCAAAGCCTCTTGTGGAGAACTTCCTTGTTCAAGGCACACCCTACCACAAGAGGTTTCAGAAGTCTATGGGGACAATAGAAAACTTTTTGAAAACTGCTAAAACCTCGGCGTATAACCGGCACTGGTAGCCACGGTGATCCGCATGGCTGGAAGCAGTCTGCCTCCAAAGGAAACAGGTACCTCCAGTTCGATTTCGCAATTGGCAACGAACCGGTTTCCGGCCCTGTCCCCGCCAGCCAGAGGTGCGTTTTCAATATCCACATCCAGTCCCCACACCCGAAACTCGGTTTTACCGTCTTCGGTAAATTTGACACGGGTCCCACCCTGATAGCTCAGGCCCAGTACCTCCTCCAGTCTACCATAAATATCACCATAGTCCAGAGATTCCTCAAAATCTCCGGCCATCGGCTGATACCCCCCAGAGTAGCCTTCCCGGACACCATGATACACATCGTCATAGTTGTCATTGACGGTGGAGATCACCGCAGTCTGCATTGCGTCTCGCACCCCCTGGGCTATGATCAGAAGGCGGATGTACTCGCTGATGCCGCAGAAGATGATGACCAGCGCCAGTGTGATGGCGATGGCCAATGGGAAGCCGTTTCCTTTTCGGTCCCGCAGGATTTCTCGCAGCCTGGTCATTTCCAATACACCTCCGATTTCCCTGTAGCATCCGCCCGAAGTGTAATGGGAAAGCTCCCAAAGCCGCTGAACAGGCCAATGTTGGTTTCATAGGTGACTGTAACGGCCACCTCTTGGTTGAGCTGAATACGCCCGGTACGGCTCCATGAAATATCGGGGTTAAGCCCAGTCTGCTCCCGCAGTGCTTGTTCCCGCCGGTCGGTTTCAGAGCCTACCCGCCCGGCGATCTCCGCCTCACGGATCAGCTCGGTGGCAAAGGTGTCCAGCTGCTGTTTGGCAACAAATACCGGGAAGACCCGCACCGCCAGCGCAATGACCAGCATAGCGCAGAGGACAAGGATACACACATCCAGATATCCCTCGCCGCGCTTTGATCTAAGGATCTTTTTCAGCACAGCGTCACCCCCGTGTCCATGGTTGCGGTTTCCTCCTGACATTGAGCATTATATTCATTCAAAATGCTTGAAATGGAGCTTTCCGATGACAGGTCGGTTTTTCCGCCCAGAAGAAACTGATACAGTGTATCCAGCGGTTCCTCCTGTTGAAGGATTTTGGCCAAGTCCGCATCGTCCAGGTCATAGCTGTCATGAATAATAGAGCAGAGCAAATTTTCTTTGGCTGCGGTTTCTGCAGAGTGCTGATAAATTTTATCAGCAGACAGCTGTTTTACCTTGTGAGCATATTCTTTCATCTCATTTTCCGCGTTGCTGATCAGCTGGTAAATACCATCTTCTTTTTGTGTCTGGCCGTCCGTGCATTCTTCCCACAATGACCAGATACAGTGATGGATATCATCGTCATGTACCATGTCAGATCCGTTCTCCTCAACCCATTTGCTGCTCACATCCCAAAGGGGGTCATCCAGAGTCAGAAGGAAGGAAGCGTCTTCATCACTAATCGTATCAACCAGGTTTTCATGGATGAAGCGGATGGCGGCGATATCTTCCGCCGCCGCAATGAGTTGGGCGGGATCGGACGCCATCCACTGCTTGACCTGCCGTTCATAGCTGGCCGACAGTTTCTTTTTCAGTTCCTTGTGGTAGTCCACAGGCATCCTCCTCTCTAAAACATCCCGCCCAGGGAAGTGATGATCTCATAGACAATGATGGCCAGATAGGTCATCAGAAAACACATCAGCATCAGGAACGAGAACACCCGGATCTTGGGCGGGATCTTCATGGCCTGGGCTTTCAGCCTTTGAAGCTCCAGCTGTTTCATGTCATGACTGAGCATCTGGAAGTAGGCGACGCCGTTGTCGCCCCGCAGTACGCCGATGAGTCCCCGGATAACATCCGATAGGAGGGGTGAATTGAACCTCGCCTCAAACCGGGTCAGCGCGGCCTCATAAGAGCCGGAGCGCATATCTGCGGTGAGAATGTCCAGCTCTGCGGCAAAGGTCGGGCCTGCATTGCGCTTATAGGACTCCACCATGCTCAGCACATCCCGGCTGGCGGCCAACTCCTGAGTGATAGTGGCCACAAACCGGGGCAGCTCGGCCTCCACCTCGCCCCGTTTTTCACTCAACCTTTCATCTGCCCGTCTGATCTCCTTGAAATAAACGGCAATACCCAGAAACAAAATCACAGGCGCCAACAAGGGCAGTACCAGCAGGCATGGGATAACGCCCAGCAGGATAACAGCTGCCTTCAGGATGGCAAAGGACGAGTAAACTTCAGGAGTCATCCCCATGCCTGCGGCATTCAAGGTGTTTTTAAGTCGGCTTCTCTTATATTCATCCATGTGGATGTGGGGGGCCAGCTTGACAGCCCAGCCCATCAGGAAGGCTTCCATGCTCCTGGCCTGCTTTTTTTCCTGGCGGCCAACAGAAAGCATGGCCCTCTGGGTGGCGAGGCGCGGGAGCTTCAGAAAATCCGCCGCAATGAAGAACAGGCCCAGAGCCAACAGAGCGCCGAATACGAAAATCAAAACAGCCATGTCTGTCACCTCCGGTATTCAATGGGCTGTGTCAGCTTGATAACAAATGCCGTAGAAACGAAAATCACCCCGGCACAGACCGCCAGGATGATTTGGCCCATGGCAGTATGCATCAGCGTGTTGAACCAGTCCCTGTTCAAAAAATAGAGCAAGGGGATATTTCCGACCACCAGCACCTGCATGATGATGAATTCCTTGCGGGGTTCAAACACCATGTTTTCCAGCTCGCCGTTGACGATGCGCATGTCGGAGAGCTTTGCCACAATGGGCGTGAGAATTGTTTTAAGGCCGCGATCGTGCTGGCAGGCCAGAAGTGCCGCCACCCATTCCCGAAACACCGCATTGTCGATTTTGGTACCCATGTCCTGCAGGGCGGCATCTACATCCGGGTCCACCAGTTGGATTCGGGCCAGAAACTCGGCAAACACGCTTTTTACAGGTGGGTTCAGGTACTCCAGGTTTTCCTCTACCGCCGTCTGGATGTCCTCGTTGCGCAGATAGGCTGTGGTAATGATGGATAGAGCTGTTTCCAGCTCGGCGGCAATGTTCTTCTTGTAGTAGGAAGCTGTCAGCTTGATGAACCAGAACGGTACGAACATCATACCCACAGCCATCACCGGGACAAGAAAGAAGTTCCCCATCATAATGGCGGCAGAGGCCCCCACTACAAAAAGCAGGAGGGACATGGCGCAAATGGCTGGAAACTTAGGCTCACGCCCGGTCATTTTGAGGATGTTCTGGGTGTCGGCAATCTCACGGCGCAGGAATGATTTCTTTTTGCGATGGGTGAGTTCGTTAATCTCATCCTTGAGGCTCTTGGGCCGGCTGGTCAGGCTGCGGAACACTCCGTCGGTGAATTCCATCGGCGACAGGCGCAGCAGGATAAAAAAGCCTGTGACCATGCCGATGCAGGCGAACAGTTGGATACTGGTCATACAGTTTTGCCTCCTTCCTGGAGCGTATTTTCGTCGGTGGCGGTTACGGTCTGTGCTGCTGCGCTGCCTTCAGCGTGGGGGCTGGACTCAGCGGGCGCCTTCTGCTCCAAACTATCCATCAGCCGGTCCAGCTCCTGCTGAGGCATCCCGTTCTCCACAAACCGTTTTTGCAGGCTCTCAGAGATTGGAGACACTGCTTCGTGGACGCCATCAATGTGGAACTTCCCATCCTCCAGCCGGTTTTCCGTGATCCGGAACCGATAGAGGGTATTGTATTGGCGGGAGCCATCCGGGAGGGTTTCACACTCCATGATTTCCATGATCTTTCTGGATTTGTCCTCCAGCTGTTTGGAAAATACCGTCACAGGAAACGCCTCGGTGACCAGATCCATAAGAGTATCATCAGCCATCTCATGCTTTCTCTTGCACAGGGTGACCATACGCCGCCAGGTGGCCTGCGAGCTGTTGGAGTGGATGGTGGTCAGTACACCGTGACCGGTGCGGGCTGCTTCCTGCGCTGCGTATGCCTCTGCTGAACGCATCTCACCCACACAGATAATGTCAGGATGATACCGCAGGGCCATGTCCAGCAGCATATCCTGGTCCACGCTCTGCTTGGCATTCTCTGACTCACGGGTGATGGTGTGAATGACACTGTTGGTGACCCGGCCATTTTTCTCCCGCACCAGGTCCAGCTCACGGGAGCCATTTTCAATGGTGAAGATGCGCTTATGGTCGGGAATCGTGGTGAGCAGCCAACCGGCCACCGTGGTTTTTCCAGAGCCGGTTGCCCCCGCCACACAGACCGAGACGCCATACCGCAGGCAGGCGGAAAGGAAGTCCAGCATAGGGCCTGTGGCAGTGCCGCCCCGGACGAAATCCTCCTTCTGCATATTCTGCGGGTTGACGATTCGGATAGAGGCGCAGACTCCCACATCCTCATCCACCAGCGGAGTCTTGAGTACGGCGATACGGATATTTTTGGAGAGGTGGCCCAGTACGGCGGGGCTGGCGTTGTCCAGCACCATACCCGAAACATGGAGCATCCTGCGGATCACATTGATGGCATGGTCGGGACTGTCAAAGTGTTCCTCCAGCTTGACCATCTGGCCGCTGGAATACAAAACTTCAATATCACGCCAGGAATTGATATTGATCTCCTCAATACCAGAGCCGAAGATGTACTTGGTGAGAAAGCCAAACTCGGCCATCTCGGTGTAGAGGGCATCCACCAGCTGTTCCCCGGACAAATCCCTGACGGCAATGCGCCGATCCTGGACATATTTGCTGATGTATCGCTTGATTTGCTCCTTGGTATCCGCTCCCACGCCATCTGTGATGAGGGTGGAATATTTGCCGGAGATATATTCCTGAACATCCTGCAGCACAGAACTGAAATCCCTGCTCTCATTCTCCGGTGTGAAGAACAGGGAGTGGCCCCTCTGGCCAGCAGCGGCTTCCGTGGCGATGGTACGCCGGGGCAGGTCATCTGCATCGGTGAATGCTGTCGCCGGGGTCTGGGCCTCAGAGGGCGGCTGAACCGCCTCATCCAGAGGAGCTCCCTCCAAAGCAGCCTCCTGCTCCTCCAAAACAGGCTGCGGGGCCTCAATGGTGCGGTTGCCGGAACCAAACAGAGAATCGTTTCGCTTCTGTCCTAACATGAAAATACCTCCCGGCATACCTGCTCGATTTCCTTGCGAAAGCCTCTGCTCTCCTTCATAGTCAGGTCAGAGAGAAGGATTCCTGCGAGGAACTGGGCCTCCAATTCCTCTGAGTGGGACAATGTGAAGGCCACATTGCCCAGCGCCTGCCCGATCTGCTCCCCGGCCTGTTGGGGCTTCACATTGGCCGCGATTTTGTACTGTTTATCCGTATCCCACTTGGCGTCTTTCAGCAGAGGAAGCTGGCTGGAGAGATAGCTGATGCTCTTGAGGTCCGCATTGGCCAGCCGCAAGACGGAGTCTGCCTCCATCAGCGCCACAGCGGAGAGGATGTCATTGGCAATGTAGCTGCCGCAGTCGATCACCACATAGGGGGCGACTTCACGCAAGCAATCAATGAGTTCTCTGGCCTGCGCCTCACCATAGGGAGGATAGGTGTACTCGTTTTCGCCCTTGAGCATCCCCAGAATGGTCAGGTACCCCAGCCTTTTGTGGGTGACGAGATTATTCTTGACCAGATTTTCGGTCACATGGGCAGCGGCCAGTACGCTTCCCAGCGACCGCTCACACTCCAGTTCCGATGCCGGGCAGATACAGGGCAGCATGGGGGCGGTCATATCACACAGGAGCAGGACAACATTTCTCTTTTTGTCTGCCAGATATTTGGCCATCTTCACCGCCATGGTGGTCTTGCCGCTGCCGGGGCTGCCCCAGACGGCAACTACGCCGCCCCCCTGAAGTTCCGGGGCTGTGGTTTCCTCGCTGGTAGAGCGGGAGAAAATACCGTTTTTCTTAAAATTCAGCATCAGGAAGCCTCGCTTTCATCTGTAGATCCAGCCGGAGCCTCTGTATCCTCCGTTTCTGTAGTGTCAGGCTGCGCACTGTCGCTGGAGGAGTCCTCTCCGGCAGGCTCAGGGGGATACAGCGTGGCAATCACCTCATTCTGTACCGCCAGGAACCGGTCGGCATTTTCACGGGACCCGCGATAGACCAAGGTCAGGTGCAGCTTGCCGTCAGCCTCCAGCTCCGCCAGCACGCGGCTCTGCTCTGGGGAAACCAGCAGTGTCACTGTGGAGGGCAGCTCCCGCTCATCTTCTTCGGAGGGTGCCTCGCCGGTATTGGCGTCATATCCGGAGGAGGCAGTGACACCGATGACCTCTACATATTTAAGTTCGGGTGGAATAACGGTCTGGCCCTGTTTTTTGAAATCCGGAGCCACCACGGAAACAATATCTCCGCTCTGCAGCTTGCCGGACAGACCAGTGGCAAAACTCTTGATGGTGATGGACATGGCCTGCTGGCTTCCATCCAGATTGTACAGGTAGGCGTTGTCAGCGGCAGGTTCGTCAGATACCTTGGTGTTGATGATATAGTCGCCCGCAACCAGGTCAGCGGTGGCAAACTTTCCCACGGCATTTTCCTTCAGGCGGATTACATTTTCAGGCAGGTTATAGCCGCCTACTTCTACAGTCTGCACCATATCGGCAGTGATCTCCTCACCAGCCAGAATGGGCTGAGTTACCCGGATGATCTGTTCTTTCTGGCTGACACTCCTATTGAAAAGAGGCGTCATACCAAAGCAGATTACCAGAGAGAGCAGGATGCAGATAACGCCGACAACGGTTCGATTTTTGAACAGACTCATAATTGGCAGGTCCTCCTCAGTCATGATTTGTTATGGGAATGGCGGAAAGAATGCCCGCCCGGTCAGGCGCTGGTCCACTTGCAGCGGCGGCGCTTACGCAGCCCGGAAATCAGGATAGCGGCAGCCCCCAAGGGCAAGGCAATGCCGGTGATGGTGAGAATGACCGTTTTATTCAGCTTCTTCATAGCGTTCCTCCATAATTCAAAATGTAAATGATAGCAAATCCAAGGGAAAGTGTAGCGCGACACGATTTTTGAGAAATTCGGACAGGATAATTGAGAAAAAATAGCGCCATTCTAAGAAGCATTTCCGAGCTCGCTCAAATGCATCGACGGCCCCCGAAAAAGCCGGGAGCCGCCCATGCAAAGGAGCGGGCTTTTTTGGCGCTCGGAGGAGCGGTTTTGCCGCCCCTCCTGCGCCGTCTAAGCCCAAGGGGTAGTAGTTACTCGCCGTCGCCCTCGTCGGCGGCCACAGCGGTCGCCTGAGTGGCTTCTTCCCACCCATAGACGCCGGGTTCCCACACGTTGTTGTCAGCGGTGCTCACCCAGTTCTTGCCGTTGTGAGAAGCCTTGTCGCCCTTGGCGTAAGCATCGTGTGCGCCGATGGGCTGCACCCACTCGGGGAACTCGTCGAGCGGGTTGCCGATGCGCGTCCACATGGAGGGCGTCGCAGAGGGCTTGGTGTTCTGGCCCTCGTTGGTGACGTCATGGATGGAGCGGTAAAGGTTGCCCTCGTCCTGCACGATGTCACCCTGCTTGCCGCGCCAGTTGGCGTCCCATTCCACGAAGAGGTCGGGGTACTCGGCGATCGTGGTCTCGTCGAGCTGCTGTTCCTGTGCCGCCTTGACAAACATCAGCTCGGCGACCGCCTGAGCGGATGCGGCGCGGCGCTCCGTGCCGTGGATCTCCTTGACCGACCTTTTGGGAGTCAAATACTTCACGTCCTTATTCATACGCACCTCCGAAGCCCGAGATGGAGACTTCACCCTCGAAGCCCTCATTCTTTGTGATGGTGAAGCGGATATTCACGCCCCACTTGCTCGCGGTCTTGGTCTTGTTGGTGAAGTTGTAGACGCGGTTGATCTGCACCATCGCCGTGATGTCCTCCCATGTGGGAACGGCGTCGAAGCCGTTGTTGCACGCCTCCACCTTGGCGACCGCGCCCTCGATCTTCCACGTCGGCGTCACAAGCACTTTGGTCGCCGCTGCGTCGGTTTCTTCCGGCGCGGCCAGCTCAAACTTGATGACCGTCTCTTTCTTGCTGAAGGAGAAGACGCGGACGCTGGTAGCGAAGTTGCCGTCGACCGCCTCGATGCGGAGCTGGTGTTGTCCGTTAGTCAGCGAGAGCCACTTCTCTCGGGTCAGCTCGATCGTTTCCTGCTGTCCCAGCGTCGCCTGATAGCTGCGGATCTGCACATCGTCCACGAACTCGGTGACGACCACGTTGTCGCCCTCGACGTCGCTCACGGTGTAGTTCTCCGCGAAGCTCCCGTTCTTCAGACCGAGGGCCTTGTCCTGCCCGGAGATCGTCGGCGCGGAGTTCGTGCGCTTGAAGGTGACACGGCGGTAGGCCGTGCCGCCCTTGCCGTCCGTGACGGTGATCTTGAGGGTGTTGACCGAATTGAGGCCCAGCGCGTAGAGCTTTTCCGAGGTGATCGTCACGGTCAGCTCCTCGCCCTTGGGCGCATTGTTGATCGTGCGAATCGTCTCGTCGTTGAGTTCCTCCACGACGGTCAGTGTGTCGCCGTCCGCATCGTCAATGGTGTAGGCATAGGTGAAGCCGAGGTTCTTATCCCCGAGGTTGCCGTCGCTGCCGGAAATGGTCGGTGCGGAGTTTGTGCGGGTGAACGTCCACGTCCGGGTCGCTGTGCCGCCCTGTCCATCGCTGACGACGACCTTGACGGTGTGTTTACCGAGACTCAGGGAGTCGACATCGACAGAGATGGTGTTTACCAAATTTCGCGTCGGGGCAAACGACTTCGTCGTTTGCCCATCGAGCGACTCCGTCGCCGTCAAGACGTCGCCGGAGTCGGCGTCATCGACCGTGTAGGTGATCGTAAAATTGCCGTTCTTATCTCCGAGGTCTCTGTCACTGTCAGAGATCAGAGGGTCAGTGTTCAGGATTTCAAGGACGGGGCGGAAACCGACGAGCGGGGTGGAGCGCGTAGCACCGTTGCGGTTCCAGTAGCGGGCCGAATTGTACCCGCGAACCGCACGGAGCGACGCGTTCTCCGCCCAGGTCTCTTGACACCAGGAATACACGCCCGCCCAATGCCAAAGCTGATTATGGGGACTGTTGTGATCGGTCGTGTTGAGGTTGGTGTCCAGGTCAGAGGAAACCGGGGCAGGGAGTCCGGTGATGACTTCCTCGCGGGTGATGAACCTGTCCCACTCGTTATTGGTAGGTGTTCCTCCGGCATACCAGTCGTTATTCCGCCGGTTGCTGCCTCCGGTGAGGAGGCGGCACTTGTACTTTGCCCCGTCGATGGTGATGGTCTTTCCGGTGACATAGCCCTGCCCGTTCAAGTCATCCCACGAGACGCTGACCAGAATGACGCGGTCGCAAATGAGGAGGGTTTTGTCCCCGTCCTTGATCTTGACCCATTGGAGCTTGTTCGCGTCCGCGCTGGGAGTGTCTCCGAAGGTGTAGTTCGCCATGCTGCCGGACATCTGCGGGATGTCTCCGTAGCCGCTGTTCCCGCCTGCGGAGTCGTCAGGCCGCCACGGCTTTGTGGGCCGCTTGAGAATTGCGCCGTTGTTGTAGAATCCGCCGAGCTTGACGGTTCCGAGATATTGCGCCATAAGGGATCTCTCCTTCCGTTTTGATAAAGCGGTAGGGAGCGAATATCTTCTTCGCCAGATTGTAGGCGCAAGCCCATCGGGCGAAGCCGAGCCACGAATTGACCGATTGGACGATCGCCGCCTTCGTGATCGTGCCCTCCTGCAGCTTCTCCATCATCCGCTTGATGCGCCGCTTCTCCCGCCGTTTCGACTCGGTACGGAGAAGCAGATGCGTCGCTTTGATTTTGAAGCCGTAGGCGTTCACGCCCTGCCGCACATAGAAAATCTTGGTCTTCTGGTTGGTCTCAAGGTGCAGTCTCTCTTGGAGGAACACCTTGATCTTTGCTAACCACTCCCGGGCGATTTCCTTGTTTGGCGCTATGACGACGACATCGTCCATGTAGCGCGTGTAGAGCGTCGCACCGAGGAAGCGGATGCAGAATTGATCGAGCTCGTTGAGGTAGATGTTGGCAAAGTCCTGAGAACTCACATTTCCCAGCGGAATCCCTCTCTCACCCTCCGGCGAGCTGTCGATTACTTTGCAAAGAAGCCTGTAAAAACGGAGAAAGTCCTCGTATTTCTCGGGGTACTTCTTCTTGAGCTTCTTGAACCGCTTCGCGATGATCTGCTTGAGCACGCTGCGGTCGATGCTGTAGAAAAACTTGCGGACGTCGATCTTGATGACCGTCGCCTCGTCGCCCCACTTCATGCGGGCGACCCTCATGTCATGCTGTACGTTGAAGGCAGCTCGGATGGGGCCTTTTCCGTACATACACGCAAATGAACGGTTGACGAATACCGGGCGGAAGAGCGTCTGCAGCTCCTGATGGATGACGAGCTGCACGACCTTGTCCCGCAGCGGCGGGATGTGAAGACTGCGCTCCTTCGGCTCCACGATGATCCTGTGTCGATACTTTCCCGGCGTGTACTCACTAACGCCCGCCTGTCTCGTTTTCTCAATTTTCTTGAGATCGCGCCACAGGCGCACGTTGTTCACCTCGGAATAGAGGTCGTAGAGCACGGCCTCCCGCGTGAACTTGCGGCTGCCTCACAAGGCGGTCTTGTAGCCCGCCTCGATCGCTGACCAGCCCACGGCGTCCTCATAGCTGGAGGGTGGAGGGATCGGCGGCACGAGGGCCTTCTTGGTGTTCTTTGTGTTGTAGAGCATAATTGGGAATTTCGTCATTCGTGGCATCCTTTCCTTTTAGAACGGCTTGGCACCCATGACGCGGGTTGCTACCCACATTGTAGGCCTCCCTCCGCCTCCCAATACGAGAGGGCGGGCGAAGCTCAGTCACTGTTTTTACGCCGTTTCTCAACATGGCGAAGGATTACCTCTCCCTTGAAGTATAACAAGGACACGCACCTGAAGCCGTGGCCGCAGATGACGTAATAACCTACAAGGCGGGGCGGAAACCGACGTTCGGGTTGGAGTTCGTAGCATTGTTGTTGTTCCAGTTGCGGGCCGAATTGTACCCGCGAACCGCACGGTTCGACGCCAGACAGAGATAACCCTGAGTAGGTGCTGTACTTTTTCTGATGGTCTATTTTCGGTTGTTGATGAAGAACTTTTGCAGTCCTCCAATGATGCGCCCGATCTCCTCGAGCTTTCCTTGCAGTTCCAAGAGTTTCTTCTGCGTGATGTACTTCTGGTTCTTGGCGACACCTAAAAGCACGAGCAGCAGTGTCTTCTCTGCGTCCGCCTCATCCAGCCACATGAGCCGTCTGTTGACGTTCGTGAGGTTGTTGGCCATAACAGCCGCTCGGATGAGCTTGTAGCAGGATTGCTTGATCTCTTGGCACAAGGAGAACTTCTCGGAGGCGGGGAAGTTTTTCAGCAAGGGGTATATATCCCTTTCGAGAAATATCTCAGTTTTCTTTTGTAGGACTGACGGCTCTGCCATGATACACACACCTCTTTTCCCGAACGCGGGCAAGCTCGGCGTGATCACCATAATATTCGAAGCCGTAGTCCGTGAGTTTGATCCTGACAGGCTTGCCGCTGATGATGCTGTGCCCTGTGATGAGGACGTCGGCGTCCCCTGTGAGGGACAGCCCCGCCTCCGTCTGCAGGTTCAGCACGCCATCCGGCAACCCGCCGCACTTCTCGCATACCGGGGCCAGCTCCACGAGCAAGCTCCCGATGATGCAGCTTGCTTCCTTGCGGCTGCAAGCGACCTTATACATAGATCTTCCGCGCCACAGAGTCGTAAATCCCTGACGTGATCGCGACCGAGGTCACGGTGTTGAAGTTGATAAGAAAGACATTGTTGACCATGTTGTTCAGCGTCGCATCCTTCAACACCTTAATCTCTTTCTGCGCGTCGGCAATCTGAGCCTCATGGAGAATGACCGCTTCACGGTTTGTGAAAATGCCTTCGTCCATGTGGTTCATATTCACCTGACTCACAGGCGTTCCTTCCTGAATGACCTCTCCCGTCTCAATGTCTTGGACGTGATCGAGCCACCCGATTTTTTCATAGGTTTTCATTGCTGCTTTCGACCTCCACTTCTAAGATATTATATTTGAAGGCTATATAAAGCCCCTTGCCCGGTGTTTTTGTGAAGACCCGTTCGCCCGCTGACGCGATGATGTCGCCGTCTTTGTCCACGAGCTGCACCTCGGCGACGTCACCGATCACGGTATCGTCGAAGTAAATGTAGACCCTTGCGCTTGCGCCCTGCACGAAGCGGCGGAAGGGCTCCGCTGTCTGTGGCACGCCGTTGAGCGTGTAGTCCGCATGATCGACCGAGTCAACGAACCGCTGCCCGATCTTCTGGATACCGATAGAAGTCAATGTTTTCATTCTGCCGCGTCTCCTTTCGCGTTGGTAGAGCAGCGCGTGGAGGCAGAGCATCTCAGGTAGACCTTTGCACCCTGCGCCGCCTTCGAGCCCGCCTCAATGTCCGAGGCGAAGCCCTGATAAATGGTGTACGCTCCGAAGTGATAGAACTCCTCGGAGGCTGCAAATGTGCCGGCTCTCGGGAAGGGATTGTCGCCGCCCGATGCGCCGCCCTGCGCCATGACCGTCGAGACCACAAGGCGACCTTCGCTGACGATATGCGGCCACACGCCGCACACGATCTCTCCGCACCTTGGATAGCGCGAGAAGCCCGTCTGGAGCTGGGAGCGGATGATGAGCCCGCCGATGGTCTCCATGCCGTAGGCGGGCTTGCTGCTGCCCTCCTTGACCTTGCGGACTTGCGCGTCGATGACCGAGAGGTTCGTGACGCCGCTGGGCTTGGAGCTGTTCAGAAAGATGATGAACTCGGCCCAGCGTTCCGCGTCCTGCTCGGCGAACAGCTCGATCCGGCTGCGGTCGTAGCCGAGCGCGGTCAGCGCGTAGAGAACGCCGCGCCGTGTGCCGCTCCACTGTGAGATGATCCCCTTCATGGACAGGCGCGTCCGATAGGCTTCGGCGTCCTCGCCCTCCAGTCGCGGCATATCCCGGTCTTGCCCATGCACAGGGAGCATGACCTCCGAGCAGCTTGCGACGTTCGCCTCGTTGCGCACGCGGAAGATTGCCGCCTTCAGGTCGTCGAACTCGCGTCCCATGACCTTGAAGAAGATGCGGAGCTGGTTGGCCGTCTTCCGGCCCTTCTTCAAAGGGGCGAAGAGCAGGTCGAACATATACTCGCTGAAGGTGTCAAACTGCTTCATCCGCTCACTCCCTTTCGATCGTCACGGAGACGTCGCCGAGGATGATGACCTTGTCCTTGCCCAGCTTCACATCCGCCTCCGGCTCGGAGACCGCCGCGTTGGTGGCCCCGCTGTAGCCGCTGCGGATCGCGTGGTTGATGTCGGACAAGGTCAGTTCGTTGAGCTTGCGGCTGCGGCGCACGGCCAGCAGCTCGGTGAGGATCGCCTTGATTCGGTTCTCCACCGCCTCGTCCGTGTCTGCCGTATCAGTCGTGACCGTGACGGAGATATTCTGCGAGACGGTCACAGAGGACTTCACAAGAATATTATCATACGGGCCAGCGATCTTGTCAACGGCTTCTCTTACTGCTGCAAGCAGTCCCTCCGTCGCCTCACCCGCCGTGCCTGTCACGATGACGTCCACCGTGCCCTGCCCGCGCGGGTGGTTGCAGTCGGCCTGTGCGAACAGCACGCCGGGGACGGACTCCGCCGCGTCAACGAAGGTGTCCTCCGTCGCCCGCTGCGCCAGCTCCGACCACGAGCGGAGTGTTCGCGCCCTCGCGCTCTCGTCGTCCTCGGTGTCGCTGCCTTCCCGCACGATCCAGTCCTCGGCGTTGCTGAATGTGACGTCGCCGAGGTAGGTCAGCGTGCGCACGATCTGCCCTGCGGGGACGTTGTAGCGGCTGCCCTCTGTCTCGGCCTCCACCAGCACGTCCACGGAGGACGCGCCCTTTTGCAGCGTCGCCGCCTCCAGTACGAAGAAGCGCAGCTCCTCGCCGTTGATGTCGAGGATGCTCTTGAAGACGTGGCCCTTGGGGATTTTGACCGCCTCGCCCGTCATGTCGGCGCGTCTGACGGTGATGAAGCCCTGCGTCTTCTGCGCCTTCTTGCGCTTTTTGGAGTAGTCCGCCATCTTCAGGTCGAGCCACGCACCGCCCGCGTGGGAGACGAACATATTGTTCAGCACGACGCGGAGCAATTCAATGACCTCGACCTTGATGCGCAGCACGATCATGAGCATCGTGTAGAACACGCCGCCCGAATGGAAGTTGCTGATGACGAAGCCCTCGTCCTTCAGCTCCTCGACCTTCTGCTCCTTCAGCTCGTCCAGCGTAGGCAGAGGGAGCACGGCGTCCAGTATTTCCTTGTCGATCATTCTGATACCACCTCCACGCTCACCGCGCCGATGATGACGTCCAACTCGCGCCGCTCGTCCTCCTCCGCGAAGCGGAAGGAGCAGTGCAGCACGACCGCGTCATCCTCGAACGCAATACTGATCTCAATGCTTTCCGGGAGGATGACCTCCCGCTTCTGCAGCTTGAGCCGCACCCGCTGGGTGATCTCCAGACGGGTCAGCTCCGTGTCCTCGGACTGGATGAAGTCATACAGGCCCCAGCCGAACTCGGCGTCATAGAAGACGTCTCCCGGCTGCGTGAGCGCCTCAAGGACGATGTTCTGATACAGACACTCCAGCCCCGAGCAGAGCGGCGCGTCGCCGTCTGTGGCCTGTGTGAGCTGCCACTCGCTGTTGAGCCGGATGTCCGTATCGTTCAAGCCCGTCATAGCTCCACCTCCCCGATGATCGCCGGGGTGAGGTCGCCGTAGGGAAGCGCGACGGCCACGACCGCCCCGGCCTTGAACTGTTTCTTAGACTTAATTCCCGGAAGCGCGGGATAGTTGGCGTCGGGGTTGCCGAAGCGGTCGATGACGGTGAGTTTGTACTCGTACCAGTAGGAGGTGATGTGCGCCTTGAACACCTCGCCCGTCACTTCGTTGTGGACGATCAGTTCCTCAATGTCAAAGGCGTCGCTCTTTGCCGCCGAGTCGATGGTGGCGAATACGGCGGCGGGGAGCTTCAAATGCGGGAAGTCCTGCGCCAGCGTCTTCTTCATAACGGACGCGACCATTTCTTCGAGCACGTCGGTTTCCTCCTTTCGGGGTCAGAAATAGATGTAGGTGCGGATGAAGCCGGAGTCGTTGGTCTTGCTGACCACCTTGGAGACCTCGACCTCGCCGCTCACCTGCGGATGGATGAGGTTTATTTTGTGGGAGTGCTTGATGAATGGCGCGGAGACCGTCTCCAGCTCCCATACGCCGCCCGCGCGGCGCAGGTTTAGGATGTTCACGCCGCGCTCGAAGGTGTAGACCTTCTTCTGTTCCGGCTTCTCGTCCCAATAGAAGACGCCGCCCGAGAAGAAGAACGGAACACGAAGCCCCCACGCCGCATTGACGGCGTTGATCGCTTGGACGGCGGTCTGCCTCCGAATGGGGAGCATTTTGCGCGTCGGGTAGGTCTTGCTGGAGAGCTTCATCTTGGACAGGCCCGCCTGTGCAAGGAAGTACGAGATCAGCTCCTGCGGCGTGGTGTCGAGGAAGGTGTCGTTGATGATCGTCTCCTCCATGAGCAGCATCTCATCCTTCAGCGCGACCTCGTTGGCATACGTCCCGCCGTCGTAGTCGCCGGAGACGAAGCCCGTGAACACGTCCTCCAGCGTGCCGTCATAGCCGAGCTGGATGGTGGCGGGGTCTTTCTTCTTGAGCGAGAGCTTCGGGCGGAACTGGCTCGTGAAGCGGATCTTCGCCCAATCATAATACGAGGACTTCGAGGAATAGATCTCAAGCTCCACGCCTTCCTCGAAGGTGTAGGAACCGGCCTGTGCCGAGATCTGCGGGTAGTACAGTTCTTTCGTTTCCACTGTGGCCTCCTTAGTACGGCATGGCGGTCACTTTGTTCATCGCCGCCGTGGCGTCCGCGTCATCCCGTGCGGGGGACTTGCCCCGTTCGTTGCTCAGGTAGCTCTTGTAGTCTGCCTTCAGATTGCTCGCCGCGCCGCCGCCGGACTTGCCGGAGCCGGAACTGGAGCTGGACTTTGCCGTGATGGTCTGCGGGATGTACTCCCACAGCTCCAGCGTAGCCGTAAGCTGCCCGCGCTTGTTTTCGCCCTTGTGGGACAGCTTTTTGAAGATGACCTTCTCCACGCCGTGGGCGGCGGTGTCCTCGCTGATGATGGGGATGGGCTGCGGCACGCTCTGCCCGGGCGATCGGAAGATCGCCCGGAGCGTTGCGTATCGCTGGTACTTGGTCTGCGAGGGCGTGTCGTCGATGATCAGCTCGATGTTGACCTTGGCGTCCTCGTAGCCCGTTGCCTGTTTCGGCTTGGTGGCGCTGCCCTCGACCTCCTGCTCGTCCACCTTCGCGGTCTCAATGACCTCGATGCTTTTGACGAGACCGGGGAGGACGACGCCGTTGAGCTTGATCAGCTCGTCTTCTACATAGATCATAGCGTCCTCCTTCCTTATGCCGGGGCCGGGGCGGCGTCCTCGTCGTCGCCGGGTTCGCCGTCCTCGTTGGCCGCTGCGTAGTCCTCGACCTCCTGCAAAAGAGCGAGGAGCTGCTGCAGGTCTTTGATCTTCTTGAGGTCGACCGGGACGAGCAGCTTGTGGATGATGACCTGCTTGCCCTTACCGGAGCCGCCCTCATCGCTGCTCTCGTCCTTGTCCTTCTTCCCGTCGCCGAGGTCGACCTTCTTCTCCGGCTTGCGGTCAAGAGCGCCCTGCACCTGCTGGAGGCTCTTGTTCATCGCCTCTGCCGGGGCGTCGCCCGCAAGCGTCAGGCCGTGAGCGTAGGTAGTCATGGTGCGTTGGCCGGACAGGGTCAGCGTGGACAGCGGCCCCTCCTTCGCGTCAGAGAACGGGAGGAGGTTGCGGATCTTCTGCAAGCCGCCCTTTACGGCCTCGACCGCGCTGCTGAAGGCGGACTTGATGCCGTTTGCAAAGGTGGACACGATCCGTTTGCCGGACTCGAAGAACCACGTGACCGCGCCGGAGACGGCGTTCTTGATGTTGTTCAGGCCGTTGGAGAAGGCGGTGCGTGCGTCGGTGAACTTCTGCGAGATGCCTTGGACGATGTTGCTCATGGCCGTCGAGAACTTCCCACGGATCTCCGAGAGCTTGCCGCCCGTGAGGTTGTCGATGAAGGTGTAGCCCGCTGTGTACCAGCCCTTGACCGCCTCCATCGCCGCCGCTGCGACGCCGGAAATGCCGCCGCCGTGTTCCTCGTAGGCCGTCTTGATGTTGGACAGCTTCTCGGACACGGTCGCCTTTGCCGCGTCCATGACGGAGCCGATCACGTTCCCGATGCCCTCAAACACCGACTTCGCGACCGAGCCCACCGCCGTCAGCGTTTCCTTGAAGAAGTTGATGACGGAGTTGACCGCATTGCGGAACCACTCACACTTGTTGTAGAGTAGCACCAGCGCCGCAATGAGGGCCACAATGCCAATGACGACCCATGTGACGGGGTTGGCCAGCAGCGCCGCCGTGAAGCTCCACACCGAGGATATGAGTGGTGTGAGCGCCCCTCGCGCCAGTGCGAAGCCGCCCTTGAGTATCTTGAACGCGCTGACCGTTTTTGTCACGACGAGGCCGACGCCGGAGATCAGGGCGATCAGCGTGCCGCCTACGGCGAGGAAACCGCCCACCGCAAGAACGATGAGCATGATGACCTTGACGAGCTCTTGGTTCTTCTCGATCCACGAGCCGACCTTCGTCAGCACGCCCTCGCCCTTGCTCATCAGGTCGTTGACCGTGGGGAGCAGGGAGTTGCCGATGCTCTCAGTGACGTTGTGGATGCGCTGCTCGAGTCGCTCGAAGCGTTCCGGCTCCGTCTCCTGAATGGCGGAGGCCATCTGCTCCGTGACCGGCACGCCCTTTCCGAGCGAGCCGTACATATTGACGATGTTGTCCTGCAGGTCGCCGACCTTGTTATACATCAGGTCGATGAGCGCTACGGCCTCGGTGTCGCCGAAGGCTTTCTGCAGCTCCATCTTTTCGGCGGCGTCCATTGTCTCGCCGAACTTGCCCCGCAGGATGTCGAGGATCTCCGGCATACTCAGGAGCTGGTTGTTGGCGTCTGTGAACTTGAGCCCCAGCGCCTCGCCGCCCTTGGTGGCGCTGCGGAGGAAGGCTTTGTATTTCGTGCCCGCTTCCGCGCCGCCCATCGTTGCTTGCAGCATACCCAAGACGGAGAGCTGCTCTTCCAGCGGCACCTGCGCCGTGGTCGCCGATGCGCCGAGGTTCTGGATTGCCTGCGCCATGCCGGAGCCGGAGGTCTTGAACGCTCGGACGGCGTCGGAGATGCCAGCCGAGAACATCTCGCCGAACTCCATGTCGCTCAGGTCGCTGTAGTAGTCTTTATAAATGCCGTAGCCTGTGGCAAACAGCGAGGTCATCTCGCCCGCCGTGGACTTCGTCGCCTTTGCGGTCAGGGCCGCGAGGCTCGTGAACTCTGCGACGCCCTCATCAGAGAGGGAGGCGATGCCGCTCTTGATGTCGTAGGCCGCGCTGATGAAGTCCGCCTTCGACGTGCCCGCCCACTGATCGGAGAAGCTGCGTGCGGCGTTTTCGACCGCTTCAAGGTCTTGCACGCCCAGCGAGGCCAGCTCACCCAGCGCACGCCGCGTTTCAAAGGTCGCCTCTACCGGGGCGAGCACAGCGTTTACGATCTGTGAGCCCGTCTCCTGCATCGCCGCACCCGCCTTTGCCATGCTGCCGAAGGTCTGGCTTGCGGCGTCCAGCTTGGAGACGTTTGCGCCGACCTTGGACGCCACGCCCGCCATCGGCCCGGAGAGGTTGTCGATCATGTTCATAATGAGCGACAGCTTAAACACGGACTCTAAACTCATTTTCTGCTTTCACCTCCAGTTTGAGATAGAGGCGGAAAACGATCGGCGACGGGAGGCCGTCACTCGGGGAACGCTCGCACGATCGCCCGGGTGACGATGCCCTCCTCAAGCTCCTGCATGAAGCGGGCCTTTGCGACCCATCCGAGGAACTCGTCGACGTCGTCAATCGTTTCGGGGTCAAAGGTCTCTAAGAGAGGCGGAGGCACAAAACGATAGATCTCAAGGAGCCCGCGCTCCACGAAGCTCTCCCGTACCTCCGCGACCCGTTCTCTTAGAGCTTCTTCAAATTTGCCGTACCCGTCAGACCGAGGATCTCCGTCAGCTTATTGCCGATGGAGATCGCGATGCCGGGGTTCTCCTCCATGTCCTTCGTCAGACGCTCGGCGTCCTCGTCGATGACCGCGTCCAGCATGAACGCCTTGCTTGCCTTGGTGATGCCCTGCGCAGCGGTCTTGATGTAGCGGTCATAGCTGGGGACGGTGGGGCGCTTAAAGTAGTAGGAGAACTCTTTCTCGCTCTCATCATCCACAGGGACGGTGATGCCGACGCGGTAGAGCTTGCCGCCGTACTTGGCCTTGAGCTGTTCCTCGCTGCTGCGGGCGGGGGTCTGGTTGTTGGTGCTTTCCATAGTGTGACTTCCTCCTTGTTATTCTCAAAAATGTTGTCCTTAGACGGGTGCGACGCCGTCCTGATACACGCCGCCGACGATCATCATGTCGACGTCGACGGTGAGGCTCTTGTCGCCCTGCGCTGCCTTGTTGCTGCGCTTGGAAAACTTGACCTTCTTCAGCTCGTCGATCTTCGTGCGTGCGCCCTCGTTGGCGTAGGAGACGATGATGGAGGGCAGCTCCATCTTGTAGAAGGGAACTCCCTTCTGCTTGCAGTAGGCCAGCAGATCGTCGTAGTCGTCGCGGAGCATGGAGAGCTTGCCGGACGCCTTATAGTTGCCTGTGCCGTAGCCGCGCGGCTTGGAGCCGGAGCCGTAGACTTCCTCTATCTCCAGCTCGTCGTCATAGCTGATCTCCTGCACCTGAATGTTCAGGCCGGGGATTTTCAGATCCACGTCGCCCCAATCATAGGCTTTTCCGTTTACCTTCAGCATTGCCTGTCCTCCTCCCTTAGTTGCTGCTCAGAGCCGAGCGCCCGATGTCGATAACGACCTCGCGGATGTAGCCTCTGGAGAGGTAGCGGATGATGACGCTCATGGTCTCATCTTCGAGGAAGGTATCGTAGCAGCTCTCGTCCACGGTGGTCTCATAGGAGCTGATCTCCTTGTCCTCCACCATGCGGTCAAGCGGCACGCTGATGAACTTCGCCCGCGCGTCCAGCTCGCCCTGAATGTCCTCAAGGTCGATGTCGTCGTTCTTGAACTGCAGCGCCTTCTTGCGTGTCTCGCGGATGATCTTGTTCTTCACACGCACATCCTCGGCATAGCGGAAGTCGCTGCCGTCCTTGCACATCATCTTCGTGTGATAGACGAAGATGTCGTCAAGGCCGTCGTACTCGCGGAAGGTCATGTAGCCCGCGACGTCCAGCAGTTCAATGACGGTGCTGTCGTAGCCGATGGGAACCAGCTCCAGCAGCTTCGTCTTGGGGAAGCCCAGCGCGTCCTCGTCCTTGGTCTTGCCGATGGACACGCTCACCTTCGTCATGGCGTAGCGCCCGGAGGCGAGGCCCGCGAGGTTGACAATCTGCGTGGTGCCGTCCAGCCGCACAAGGCGACCCCATGCGGCGCAGACCTGAATGTCGGAGTTCTTGATCCGCTTACGGTCTGCCTCCATCTTCAGCGCCCAATCGCTCAGGTCACCATCCGCCTCGTCGGCGGGATAGGCGGCCTCCATGAGGAAGAAGCAGGGCTTGTGGCAGACCGTCATCAGCTCCTTCTGTGCTTCACTGACCGCCTCCCACAGCTCCACCGTGCTCTCGCCGACTATGTGGACGAACTCGAACTCCTCGCTGAAGCTCTTGATCTTCTCAATCGCGCCCAGCACATCGCCGTTCGTCATGCTCGGTGCAGTGGTCTTGAGGGTGTAGGTGTCGCGCACGAGGAAGGAGCTGGGCTTCTGATCCGGCGAGCTCGCCTCGGTGAACTTGATCGTCAGGCCCGTGCCCTCGATCTCGTAGCTGCCAGTGACGGGGACGGTGATCTCATCCGAGAAGTTGTCGCCGTCGATGGAGTAGACGAAGGCTGCGGTGTTGAGCCCGCCCTGCGCGGTGAAGCGCACGGTGAGCGCGTAGGCGTTGTTGGGCGAGCCCTGCACGGTCACGCTGCCGCCGCCGTCGCCCGTCTTCGTGACCTCACCGATCGTGCCAGCGGTGCTCGCGGCGACGGGGATGCAGAACACGCGGGCCGCGCCGCCCTGCACCGCGTCCATGACCGCATCGGCCAGCGGGGACAGGCCCAGCTTGGACTTGATGGTGCTTGCGCCCATGCTGCCGAGGATGGTGATGGGCTTTTCGGTGACAGAGGGGGAGACGCCGATCTTGATGTGCAGACCGTCGCCCGTTGCCGTGGCGAAGCCGAGCAGTCCGTCCGTGACGTTGCTGCGTACATCTCTAAGCATTACTTCCTCGCCTCCTTGCTCTTACGCCCGTTCATCGGGCTGTTGTTGAACTTGGCGACGGCGGCGAGGAACTCGTCCTCCGTCATCGCCTTACCGGGCCGCCAGCCATTCGCGGCGCATACGCCCGCGTAGGTGGCACGCCCAACCTTGTGCTGCTCACGGAGCTTGTCGATCGGCACAAGCTCCGGCGCGGCAGCGCCTTCCGGCTTCTGTGTTTTAGTCGCCATCTGTAGGCTCCTTTCATGTGATCTTCTCCACGGACGTCACTCTGACATCGGTCAGAGGTGCGAAGCCCGTGTCGCGATAAACGCCGCCGTTGAAGGTGATCATCACCTGCACGGCGACCTGTGCTTTTAGGAGTGAGTCGTCCTTGTCGACCCAATCCGCTCCCTCAATCTCAATGGAGACGAAGTTGCCGTCGATGTAGATGCCACGGTCAAGACTCGCCACAAAGCGGTCAAATATCTCCTCGACTTCATTATCGGTGTAGCCGCCGATGATCACGCCGAACGTGGTCGCCCGTTCCATGATCTTCCGCCTTTTGTGCAGCGTTCCCTCTTCGTCTCTGTATCTCTTTTTGGAACCGTTTCGGGTGAAAGTCTCACGTTCGAACAAGACCGCGCCGATGTGGGACTCCTGGCTCTTCTCCAGAGCCTTCTCTGTGGTAAACGGCTTGGACTTGATGCCCGCCTCTTTCAGCTTGTCGATGAGATATTGCTTGCTTTCCGTGTAGAGCAAGAGATCAATCCTCCTTCTGGATGAACTCCTCGACCGTCGCCTTCATCTCCTGCATATCGTCCTCTGAGAGACCGAGGAAGGGACGGGCCGGGATGGTGATGCGGACTTGCTTCTTCGTGACCCACTTGCCGCCCACCTGAAAACGGAGGGCTTTCTTCTTCCGCGCCCGGATGGTGCGGCCCGGTTCTCCGAACTGATGCGTCGCCGCATACTTGACGTTCGTGCCGACCGCGAAGCCGGAGGCGTCCGACTTGTCGTGGATGGAGTTGCGGAGCTGTGCAGACTGGATGAGCGTCTTGCCGCCCTCCTGTGCGGCGCGGATGGAGGTCTTCCATCTGCGCCCGTCCGGGCCTTTGCTCTGCTTGAACCGTTCCAGCGTCGACTCGCGCGCGCCCTCAGCCAGTGCCGCATTGATGCCCTGCTTGTCGATCTCCGAGAAGCTCCTGATCCTGCGGAGCATCGCCCGTGTGTCGCCGTCGAGCCGGATGCTGTACATGGCCATGCGTTACATCCCCCTCATCTTCTCGCGGGTAAACAGGCGGCTGTTGGACTTGACCTTAAAACCACCCGCCGCTGCGCTCGCCGGGTCTTCCGTCTCCGTGCCGATGGACACCGTGCCCTCCGCGACCAGCGTGAGGAACTTGATCGCCGCGTTGTAGCGGTTCAGGTAGGTCTTCTGATCCGTCCCCTCGTCGATGCCGATGCGGGAGAACAGATTGTAGACCGCGATGTCCTTGGAGAACTTGTTGATGACCCTCGGGGCCGGGGCCAGAGGGACGGCGTACCTCTTGGCGAGGTAGCCGTCGATCTCTGCGTCCGCGTCGGCGATCGCCGCATCGATGATCGGGGAGACCAGCTCTTCACGCTCGGCGGGATCTTCAATGAAGGTGTCGCCGATGATCGCGTTGAGTGCGTCATCCTTGACCATGTCCCGCACTTCAGCGCGTGTGCTGTAGCTCATGCCGCGCCCTCCTTTCTGCCCCGGGCGGTTTAGGTGGTGGTGCCGTCAGAGCCGTAGGCCATCTGCCAGAAGCCGAAGCCCGCGTTGCCGCGAGAGTCTGCGCCGTAGATGAACTTCTTGCTCATGAAGACGTTGTCGTCGGTCTCGTTGGTCTTGGAGACGAACTTCGCCTTCTTGCGCTGCTGGTAGATCAGCGGCTTGACGGGACGCTTGGTGCAGAGCAGGAACCAAGCGGAGTCGCTTGCGAGGCGAGGCTCCACATGGATCTCCGCCGTGCCCTGCATGGTGTTCTTCGTGCCGTTGATGAAGTCGGCGACGAGGATGTCGCGGGCGTCCGCTTCCAGTGCGGGCGGCACGACCAGCAGGTCGGGAACCAGCGCCAGAGGGCGGCCCTTGCTGTTCTTCAGGCTCATCATGGATGTACGCGCCGTCTTGTACGCGCCCATGCTCAGCTTCGCGGTGCCCTTGTTGCTTGCCTTGTCCTTGCCGACAGGGTGGTCGGTAGCGAAGAACGCCTTGCCGTCGTAGCACTTCTCGGTGAAGCCGTTGGCCAGCAGACCGTAGACCAGCTCGTCGGGATGCAGCGCGGCGGACTCGCCGAGCATCTGAATGGAAGGATTGTAGAGGCCGATCTTGTCGTCCTCGACCGCGTTGCGGTCTACGCCGACAGTCAGCTCGAAGTCCTTGTTCTTGATGGTGTAGGCGGAGCCGGAGAGGTTCTGGATCTCGCGCTCACCGATCCACTCCCTCATGCCGGGGATGTCACCGAGCCATGCGTAGGTCTCGGATTCGCTGGTGCTGGGCACGACGGTCGCGACCTTTTCATAGGTGGGATGCTGCCCTTCAAACGCCTTGTTAAAGACCGTGTTGAAGGCGGTATAGATGCCTCTAAGGGCCTGCGGGGTGATGATCATAATGAATGTACCTCCTTACTCGATTAGCCGCCCACACCTGCGGCGGCAGTAGCGGGAATGTAGCCTCCGCACTCGACGGCGACGCCCTCGTCATCCACGCGGATGACGGTGCCAGCCACGGACGCGCCCGTGGCGAGCGCCGTGACGGTGTGGTCGTCTTCCATGTAGCAGGGCTTGAGAACATGGGCGGCGGTGATCTTATTCGCAGAGGTAGCGGTGTTGTCAAAGACGAATACGCCGCGAGCGACGCGGATGACCAACTCGCCGTCTGCGCCCGTATTTGTCACTGTCTCCTCGGCGCGGCCCACAGCGGTCAGGCTCTCGGCCTTCTTGCCGGGGATTGCGTAGCCGCTCGCGTCCAGAGCGACGAGTGCGCCCTGATAAATGGTGGTACCGCCCTTCACAGGCACCGCGATGACCTTTGCGCCGTTGGCGATCTCAGGGGTATCTCTCACATCAGTCAGTTTTGCCATGATCTTAGTCCTCCTTCATACCGTACTTCTTGACATCGTCGGGCGAGATGCCGAGCTGCTTGCAGACCAGCAGCGTGTCGGCGTCCAGCGCGTCGCTCTTGAGGGCCTTGACGTCGTCCAGCTCAATCTTGTCCATCGGCACGATTTGCGGGGCCTTCTCCACAAAGGAGCCGAAGCCCTTCGGGTCGCTCAGGGCGTAGCTCTTAGCCCATTCTTTCTGCGCCGGGGTGATCTTACCCGCCTTCAGGGCGAGGATGACAGCGTCGTTGGCCTCGCGCTCCGCATTCTGCTGCTTGAGCGCCTTCAGCTCCTCGGCGAGGTTGACGCCGTCGACCGTGCCGCTCTTGAGCTCCATGATTTTTGCGGTCACGTCCTCGGCGGCAGCGCCCGCCTTCAGACCCAGCAGCTCGCAGACCGCCTTGTTCGCCACGACGTTCTCGGGCGGCTGCTTCTCCGCTTCCTTGAGGCTGCGGTTCTCGGCGAGGCAAACCTTGAGTGCCTCCACGACCTGCTCCTCCGTGGCGTCCTCGCTCAAACCGAGCAGCTCCGCCAGCTTCTTGATGTCCATAGAATGTTGTCCTCCTTCAAAATTGTCTGAATTGACGATGGGGTTCATCCCCTCGATCGCCGGAGTGTTGGTAAGTGCCAGCGAGTGGAGCCCGACCGCCTTGTTGTCCGCCTTGCGGACATTCACGACCGGGGAGAGGTAGCGGTACTCCTTGTTCTCAAGGTACCGCGCCCCTCGGGGCGTCCACTCGACGACGGCCTTGATTTGCCCGTCCTCCAGCTTCAGCTCCTTCACCCATCCGGCTGCGGGTGCCTCGCACCCTTTGAGCGTCTGATGCTCGTAGTCAACGACGAGATCCACGCCGCGCTTGGCGATCTGCGCCTTCATCGCCTTGTAGCTCTCATCGTCTACATCAAACTCACCCTTCGAGCTGACAACGTGGCCGATGGGGAGGACGAAGATCGTCTCCGGCGCTCCCACGAGCTCCACATTGCTGCCTTTCAGGGTCAAAAAACTATCCATTTGCATCTGTCCTCCTTTGGTGTCGCCGCGAACCGCCCGGAAACGGCGTTAGAGCGCGTGCGCACGCCCCTTACTTGCCGCACCCGTCAAATTACCCTGCCGAGAGCAAAACGCGCACAGCGGGGCTCTGTGGCCTTATGGCGGAGTGTTCCCCTTTTCGCGCTCTTGGTACGCCTTTTTGAGTGGCTCGGGGTAGCCTGTGAGGTCTGGCTGATAGCGTACCTTGGCGGGGTTGGTATCGAACTGCGGGTCGGGCAGGATGTTGACGAAGCGCCCATCCTCCAGCCGCGCCGCCCTCGGTGCTTCGGTCTCCACCGTCAGCCCCCGCTGCTCCATCTGGCGCTTGGAGAGCGTCTTGACCGTGCAGCGGCACTTGAAGCCGTTGGGTGGGAACCATGTGTCCCAAATGGGATCGTCCGCCATGAACACGCGCCCATCCATCGCAAGGTGGCTCGGGCGGGTCTTTGAGTCGTTGACGGCGTCATACTGCCAGTAGGGCCGCAGCGCCTTGACGCCCGGTTCGGTCATCCGCTTGTAGTGGCCCACATTGTAGGCCGTCTGGATGTTGGTGCGGAAGATGTTCTCGGCTTGGTAGGGCGTGATGCCCTCGTAGCCCTCTGCTTCGAGGAAGTCGTTCATATTCTCGCGAAACTCCGCAAGGCTGTTACCCTCCTCCAGTGCGGCCAGCAGCTCGTCGTAGAACTTCTTGAGCACCTGCGCCTTCGTGTAGCCACTGACCGTAAAGGCGAGGGCGCGGTACTCGGCGGCGATCTGATAGAACCGCGAGGCGGTTACAGGGACGCGCTCTTTGAAGTACGCGACCGCCTCTTCAAAGGTCATGTCCTTGCGGCTGAAAAGTGCGGTGAACTCATCCATCCTCAACCACCCGCCCCTCAAGATCGGCGTAGAGCATAACCTTCTGCAGCAGCTCCTCGACCTCGGAGACATCCATCGCGGCGTAGAGTTCGGCGACGGCTGTGTCATCCTCCATCAGCTCGCGGAGCTGTTCGAGACTGTCTGCGTTCTCAATCATTTTGAGAACCGGCTCGAACGCGCGCTTGAAGCTGCCCACGCCCTTGTGGAGCGCGGCGGCGGCGAGCCTGTCAATGTGCTGCTGCGTGCCGATCGGCGCGTCAGCTCCCGCCTTGAGGGAGAGTAGCGCATCGCTTTTGAACGGCAGCACGCCGCCCATGCCGCCTCCGTAGGTGGGCTTTGCAATCTCATCACCTTCCTCCGGCTCGGGGATGGAGAACTTCTTATAGACGAAGCTCGTGGGTATCCGAAGCCCGACCTTTTCGATGAGCGTGCCGAGGATTGTCGCCGTCTGTGTCAAGTCCTCGGACTCTTCGCAGTCGAAGCGGATGTAGGGGATGCGCTTGTCCTCACCGAAGTTGAAGATGCACAGCGGGCGGATGAGGTCGCGCCGGAGGGTGGACGCCAGCGCCTTGCAGTCGGCGACGGTGAGATCGTGCCGGACATCGTTGTGCGTCTTGCTCTGTGCGTAACTGCCGCCGCCCGAGTCGGAAGTCAGCGTCTGGCCGAGGATTGCCTTGGAGATCTGTTCATCGCAGTAACGAGCCAGCCGTTCATAGAGGTCGGAGCTGGAGGTCTTCTCCGTGGTAATGAAGTCGATGCTCGTGCCATCCGGGATGATGCCCGCCGCGTCGGAGCCAATCTGGATGAGGGCTCGCATGAGCGCCGCCTTGTCGCTGTCGCTCGCTCCCGGCGCGTACTTGCCCAGCCGGAGCGGCAGACCGTAGATCTCAGCGAAGCTGACCCAGTCCTTCAGGTCGTAGTTCTTGAAGAGGTACATCCACGCCACAACACGGAGGATGCCAGCCCGAGAGGTGTGACCGCTGCGAGCCTTGTACTTGTGAACGATGAACTTGTTCGCCGGGAGCAGGATGCCCTCCGGCACGTCCTTCGTTCGCACCTTGAACGAATCGTCCAGCGTGTCCCAAAAGAAGCGTTTCTGGTGTCGCGTCTTGATGTCCTGCACCACGATGTGCCCTTCGTCATAGCCCCACAGGATCTCGGATACGGCGAAGCCCTTGCCGATTGCGTCGAGCAGGTCATTCTCCACATCCTCGAAGCTCTCGATGCCGTTGAGTTGTTCTTCGATGAAGTCGGCGATCTCCTTGTCCAGCGGTTCGTCGCCGAAGGGGATCACCTCGAAGTCAAGGCCCGTGACGGCGTTCTTGCGCGTCTGGAGCTGACTGAATAGGTGAGGGTCTTTCTCCTCCATTTCCTCAAAGAGCTCCATCTGCCGAAGAACATCACCCGCGTCGGCCTCTCGGAGGATCTCAGCCAGCTTGACAGGCGTCAGGCCGTTGCTGGGATACTCGCTGTACTTGTCGGAGACCTGCGCCACGGCGACCTCCCGCATATCCGGGCGTCTAAGCCGGGTGACGAGCTGCTTGAGTCGGCTCATTCCCGCACCTCCTCGATGCGCCGCTGGGCCGTGACGAAGTAATCGTCATCCAGCTCGATGCCAATGAAACGACGCCCCGTCTTCTTCGCCGCGACCAGCGTGGAGCCGCTTCCGGCGAACGGGTCGAGGATGAGGTCGCCCGGTTTCGTGACCGAGGAGATGAGATTAGCCAGCAGACCAACAGGCTTCTCAGTGGGGTGCACCATCTTGGAGCTGTTGATCTTCGGGAAGGTGACGAGGTCTTTTGGGCGGCTGCCGGGGAAACTGTATTTGCCCTTAATCGCGAAGACGATGTTCTCATGCGACGGGGCAAACGCCGCCTTGGTGTCGCCCATGCCGTGGTAGACCTTATCCCAAATGACCTCGCTCTTGACGTTGAAGCCCGCGATCTTCATCGCGTCGATGAAGGTCTGCTCCACGTCCCAACGGGTAAAGCAGATCAGGCCGCCGTGCCCAGCCTCGCCGGACTTGAGCACGCGGAAGGCGTCGTAGAGGAACCAGATGAAGGGGCTCTTGTCGTTCTTGATGGACGCCCCCGTCTGAGAGACATAGTTGATGCCGTAGGGCGGGTCTGTGATGATTGCGTCGACACTCTCCGGCTCCATCTGACGGAGCACGGTGAGGCTGTCGCCGTGGATGATTGTGTTCTCTTGGATAATCATGCGCCTCACCTCCTTAGTAGGCTCCGCGCCGGAAGTCGAGGGCGCGGGCGATGACGCTTCTGTAGTCGACCCTGCGCCCGATTTTGACGTCAAGCGCCAGCTTGACCGCCATCTGGAGGCCGTCCGGCGCGTCGTCGTTCTTGCCCATCGGGTACTCGGTCATCTGCTTTAGCAGTGTCTTGTGTTTCTTGCTGAATTTGATGTAGCCATTCTTCACGAACGGCTGCAGGGACTGGATGCGTGCATCCTTGTTCTGCGTGCTGTTGATCTCCTCGATAGGGAGATACTCGCCGACCGCTGCCGCACGCTGCCGCATGATCTCGGCGAAGTAATACTGGAACTGCACCGTCTCCACGCCAAACTTGTAGTAGGGCCGCTTGTACTCCCGCTGGAGGCGTCGGCTCGCGTCGAGGGCGTCCTCAATGATCTGATCCGGCTTGCGCTTGGCAATGTCCGCGATCACGACATAGAGGTAGCCCGTCTGCGTGTCCTTCGCCAGTGCGATGATGGAGCTGGTGTCCGACTTCTTGTTCTTGCCCAGCGATGGGTCGTTCGCGCCGACGAAGAGAAACTTCGGGTCGGAGAAGTCTGGCTGCGCCTTGCCCTCGTCGTCCCAAAAGTCAAACCACTCTTCTTGGAAGGTGCAGTTCTCCGGGTCGATGGGGTCATTCTGGATCTCGCTGTTGAAGGACGCCTCACCCTCGGAGATGCGGATGACCATGAGGTCGTAGTAGGAGAGCTTCTCCTCCCATAAGACCGCCGTGCCCTCCAGCATCGCCTCGCGGTTCGCTTGGAAGAACTCCAGCGCATCCTCCTGTCGGTTGTCGTTGGAGAGATCAGTGAAGATGGACTCCCATGCGTCCCACAGCTCGCCGTTGGTGGCGAAGCTGATGACGCCCTGATAGCGCACCGACTTATAGCTCGGGTTCTTCGCTACGTTGGCCAGCAGCGCATCGAAGTGGAGCAGCGTGCCGATGTAAACGATGTCGGTGTAGGTGTCGCCCGCCTTGGAGACCGCCTTATAGAACCAGTCGCGGAGCTTCTTGCGTTGCTCCGGCGTGTTGACATTCTCGTCGTTCTCCAGATCGTCGCAGACGATAAGGTCGGGACGCCATTGCTTGTGACGTCGGCCACGGATCTTCTTGCCCGAGCCGATTGCCTCAATCTTGACGCCGTTGGCCAGTAGGATGACAGAGGACTTCCAGACCTTGCCTTCCAGCTCGCCGAAGTCTTCCTTCAGGGCAGCGTTCTCCTCCAGCTCCGTCTTGATGTCGACGAGGAAGCCCTCGGCCTGTTCCGAGCTGTCAGAGAGGATGATGATGTAGTGCTTGTAGCCGTAGACGGCGGCGTGCAGGTCGTCCTTGAAAGTGAAGGTCGTGCTCTTGGCGTGGCCACGAGGCGCCTCGATCGCACGGCGGCACCCATCCGCGCGGCTGATCCGCTTGGCATCCACCTCCGGGTTCATCCCCTTCAGCACGCCCTCCCGCCATATCCTGTCCAGCTCGCCGTGGAACTTGGGCGACGGGCGGACGAAGTAGTGCGCGAGATAGGCCCGCCCGAAGTATTCAAGATCGAAGGCTCCGAGCTTCCGGCGCAGTCCCTTCGGCCCGGTCAGTTCCTTTCCGGCCCTGAAGTCCTCAAGGAGCTGCGCCCGCTGCTCGGGAAAGTTGCCGTCCTTTGTGACGTACTGCTCGAACAGCTCCCGCTGATACGCGCGGTTTGCGACCGTTTCCCGGTCTTCCGGCTCTGTGAGCTTTTCGAGGTAGTCGTTCAGGTCAATCTTCGCCATCTGCCAGCACCTTCTCTCTTGCACGCTCCAGCACGTCGTGAAGCTCGCCAGCAAGCTCAGGGTGCTGCTTGATTGCCGCCATGAGCTCCGTCTCCATCTGCTCGAAGGCAAGCTCAGCTTTTTTCTTCATGTCCTGCCGGACGCGCTTTTCGTAGGTGGCGTTCCGGGCGAGGCTTGCGATGAGTCGCCCCGCCTTATCCAGCGGCATTTCCTGAAAGTCGTCCTCAGCGGTGCTGACTCGCTGCATGAGCCCGTCCATGAGCACCATCGACGCCGCCTTCGTGTAGTCGAGGTCGGGGTGGGCCTCCACCGCTTGAGCGATCGCCTGAGTGCGCTGGATGGTCTGCGCTACGCGCTGCGCCGCCTGTGTGGTGCGGATCGCATAGCGCCCGATCGCTGACTTACTGATCTCGTAGCCTTCAGCCTTGAGCCATGCCGCCAGTTCTTCATAGGTGTTGGAGGTGTCCGCAAGCCGGACGTCGAGTTGCCCTTTAATATCGTCCGGGAGCTTGTCGATCGTCGAGCTGACCCGCGTCCTCCGTCGCTCCGCCTTAGACATCGATGCCCGGGTCGTTGATCGTGCCCTCGACGAGATCAACACCCTTTCGAGTGAGCTTGATGATGGAGTCCTTGCGGTAGGCGTTGTAGGCGTTCACCGATCGGTCGGTGAAGGTCACATAACCCGCCTCCTGCAGATACTCGATCGGCTTTGAAATGTCCGGCGAGTAGATCAGGCCGTCAGCGACGAGGGCGTTTGTGATCTGACGGACGAGCAAGGCGTTCTGACTGCCTTTTGCGAGGGCTCGGACGATGTAGCCCCGGATTGCTTTGTTCTTGCTGACCTCCTGCTCGGTCAGCTCGTCAAGGATTGCCATGAGGTCACTCCTCCTTTCCTTTGGCTTTGCCTCCGTAGAGGATCTGATCGAGCTTGTCCTCGACCCTGTTCATGACCCGAATGTAGTCCTCCCGCGTCACATAGATCAGGGGGAGGTCTGCCTTCAGGTCGTTGAGGTTCTTGTCCAGCGTCTTGATGTCCTCGGCGTTCCGCTTGTCCGCCTCTTCAAGACTGGCGAGCGTCTTCTTCATAAAGAAGGTGAGCGCCCCGACGACGACGGTACACAGCAGCGACGCCGCCGCGCCGATGAGGGCGGTGATCTGAGAGACGTCCATGTGCCGCCCTCCTTACCGTTCCGCTTCGCCTTCGATGAGCGCACTCTCCGGGAGGGTGATGTACGGCTCGTTCTGCTTGATCTCCAGCACAGCGGCCTCGATGCACTTCGTCAAATACTCGTCGAAGCTGCCGAGGTTCTTCGTGATGACCCGCTGCGCCTCCGGCGCGATCGACGCCTTGACCTCGTCAAAGACCTGTTTGCCCAGCGCGACCAGCTCCTCGCGGCTTGCCTTGCCGCCCTTGACCGCCTCGCGCAGCGCCTTTGCCGTGGTCTGCTCCATTGCGCCCACCGACAGCGTGGCGAGGTTCGCAACGTCCTCCAAGGCGTCGTCCAGCACCTTGCGGGTGGATGCGTCCTCGATCTGCGCGGTCTGCGCCTTCAGCTTGGATGTGCCGAGCCGGATGTAGTAGACCGCGTAGGCCCCGGCGAGGGCCAGCACGGCAAGCGCAACGTTGACCAGCAGCTCGGTCGCCGCGCTCTGGATGATCTCCATGCTCATGTTTGGTGTCCTCCTTTGGATATAAAAATAAGACTATGAGCTATGCTCATAGTCTTATTTTACCGTCCCTTTCAGGAACCCTATATATGTACTGCTTCTTAGAAATGTTGTCTTAGAACGTAGTGTTTTCCGGCTCGTCGCCGTAGTCGAGAAGGCTCATCTGTCCCTCCAGCTTCCCCTCGCCGCAGAGCTGCCGCACCCACCGCTCCGTCACGCCGTACTTGCGGGCGAGCTCGGGGTGGTTGTAGCCGTTGAACTCCGCTTTGATGTGAGCGTCTCGGACAGGGCGAAGGACACTCTCCGGCTTCTGGAGGTAGATGGTCGAGCCGCCGACGACCGAGCACAGCTTGTAGTAGTTCTCGACGCCGATCGTCTCTGCGATGATGCGGTTGTCGCCATCAGGAACCATGTCGATCGTCAGTTCCTTTACGAGGTCTTCCATGTCCCGCCCTCCGCGTCCTTACTCGGTCACTTTTGTGAAGAGCTTCCCCAAGATACCGAACATCTCGCCGACCGTCACCTGCTCGCTGAACTTCTGCCGCCAGAACTCGGGGGAGTTGATGACGCCAGCCTCCGTGAGCGTTTCAAGCCCCTCTAACTGATACGCCGGGAACTCCGGCTCCTGCTCCTCCGGCTCGCTCGGTGCGGACGGCTGGGGCACCTCGAACGCCATGATCTGCCCCAGCAGAGCGACGATCTTGCCGCCGTAGCCCTTGCCCGGTACGGCCCAGCCCTTGCCGTTGGGGTTGTCGCTTGCGCCCAGCCATTCCACATACTGCGCCGAGCCACGTGTCACGAGGGAGAAGCGCGGGTCGACGCACCCGTTCACGAGCATCTCCTTGGAGGCGTATGCTTTCAGGTGCTGGATCTGCGCCCGGACGCCCGTGCGCGGGTCGGGGAAGGTCGCCGCCTGTCCTTTGGCGTTGCCGTTCAGCGCCCCGATGCCCGCGTAGTTGTTCTGCGTGGGGAGCACGATGCCGCCGTACTTGAAAAAGCCCGTCTCGTGGAGGCTCTGCGCAAAGGCGACGTCGCCGCGCACGCCCTCGGCCTCGCCCTCTTCAAGGAAGAACTGCGCCAGCTGCTCCAGCGAGCACGCCGGGAGCTGCGGCTCCGCGTTCTTGGATCGGGCGAACAGCGCCATCTGCTGCGCGCTCGCCTTGGCCTTGCCCATGATCTCCGTCTTGCCCGTCTCCGTGGTGGTCGCACCGCCGTTCAGCTCCGCGAGCTTCGCGGCGACCTTCTGCTTGAACTGCGCCCAATGAGGCAGGATGTACAGCGGGCAGTTCTTCCTCGCGCCCTGCACGATGGAGTCCGGGTGGCCCATCCAGTGGTTGTGCGTGTACAGCTCGTTCACGCTCAGGCCGTGCTTCTTCAGCAGCAGCGCCGCCAGCAGTACGCCGTTCTCCTCAGCCTTGCGGTCTTCCTTGCTGCCCGTGCCATCCATGATGATCTCGATGGAGAGCGTCGTCTCGTTGCCGCCCGTGGCCTTCCGGCCATCGCCCGCGTGCCAGCCCACCTCGTCCTCTCTCAGGTTCTGCCATGCGTTGATGTCGTCGACGTAGTAGTGGACGCGGGCGTCGTTCATGTTGCCGTTAGGCCACGTCGCACGGGTGTACTGCTCGGCGTCCTCCTCCACGTTCTTCAGGTCGTTGGTGTTGTGGATGGTCACGCCCTTGACCTTGCCCGTGCCGCCCGAGAGCAGACGGTCGGCCTTGTACTGTGCGCCCTTCTTGTACGCGCCGGAGTCCTTGGGCCAGACCGCGCCCCACGGGATGATCTTCTCGTTGATGACGAGGCCATGCTCCGTCCTCGTCGCGTCTGGTGTCAATTTTGCCATGATGTGAATCCTCCTATAAATTCATGACCGGGTTGTAGACCTTCTCGACATACTCCCCGATGCTGTATTGCTCGCGCCCCTCTTTTTTGAGTTGCTGCATGAACCGATCGGTCTCCACCGCCAGCTTCATCAGCTTCAGGATGCCAACCTGCTCCGATGTCACTTCGTGCAGCTCCGGCCCCACCGTTGCCATGATCGCCTTGCGGAGGTAGAAATCTGCGGTGTAGACATCCATCTCGCTGAAATCCTCCCACACCTCCCGGGCGAACTTCTTGCGGTTGAGCCGGGGCTTATCAGGTGGGAGAACGCCGTCCGCTTGGAGTTGCTTCTTGATCGCCGCACGCTCGGCCTTCTCCCGCTGCGTGAGGCGTTTCTTCCCCTTTGGCATTACATATCACCTCCCGCTGCTTCCGCGCCGTCTCCGCCCTCCTGCGGGCCGTAGCCGAGCCTTGCGCGGTAGACATTCATCGCCCGCATGACCTGTGCGGTGGCTGCGTCGCTCGCCAGCTTCTCGCCAAGGCGCTGCCGATCCTGCGCCGTACCCTCCGTGGAGGTTGCGCGAGGGATCTCCGCCATGTCCTCTGCGTGTAGCTCTGTCAGGCGGCGGGCAACATTGGGAGGGAGTTGTTCATAGTAGACCCGCAGGAACACAAGCCCCGTGTCCCTGCAGATGTCCATGCCGCTGCGGATGCTGTCCTGCATCCGCGCTATGCGTTCCAGCGCCGCGAGGATCGCTCGTTCCTCTATCACAGCTCCGCCTCCTTCCGGCGCTGCCGTGCGAGGATTGCCTTGAGCCCTTCGATGACCTTCTCGCATTGCGCTATGTTCAGCCATTCGATGCGGTCGACATGGGCCACGCGCTTGACGAAGCCTTGAATGCGGCGCGGGTCGTCATTCCAGCCCAGCGCCTCGCACAGCGCGTAGATCTTCCGGCGCTGCGCGGTGGTGCGGATGTCGCCGCCCGTGTCCGTGCGCTTGTCCCGCACGCTCCGACTCACACTGTCCTTCATGTTCTGCAGCACGCGGGCAACAGTGTTGACCTCGCCCTGCGTCAGCATCTTCATGGACTCCTTGCCTGTCTCGCGGTAGACAACCGCGTGCAGGTCTTCGTCCGTGAGGTGCAGCTCCGGCGACTTCGCGATCGCCCACAGCGTGCGGATGGAGGGCTGTTTGCGCCCAGTCCTTGCTGCTGTCATTCCGTGAGCCCCCTTCCTCAGTTGCCCGCCTTGATCTGCTCCAGCTTGGCGATGTTCACCTCATAGCCGAACACGTCGCTCTGTTTCCACGTTGCGCCCACGGCGTTCACTGTGTCCTCGCCGTACTTCTTCAGAGCCTCCTTGCTGACCTTCTCTTCCACCACGATGCAGTCCGTCATCTGGCGGGACTTGAGACGGCGGATGATCTCCTCCAGCTTCTCCTTCGCCCGGGGCAGCGAGACGGATGTGGAGAGCCGGAAGCCTACCTCGCCGAACGTCAGCACCATCGACTTCGTCTTGCCCATCTCGTCCCTGTGGTCGGTGACGAAGCTCTTGATCTCGCGCTCCAGCTTGGCCACATTGTCGTTGAGCGGCTTGCTCTGCTCCTCGGCGACCTTCTGTGCCCCTAAGATTTGCTTCTGCATATCGCTCTGGATCTCGCCCAGCGCGATCTGCGCCTCGGCGATCTGACGGAGGGCGTCGTTCACGTCCTCCCATGAATGGAGGCTCGGGGCCTCGACTACTCGTTTCCTTGCCATGTTTGCGGCTCCTTTCAATTTGTTAATGTTGCGGGCTTTACGCCCGGTAGTCTCGCTTGGTGCGCTTGCCGCGCTCCGGGATCTCGGTGAACAGTGCCACAAGACCCATCGGCAGCGTCAGGAGGATCGCTGTCGCGTCCCGATCCTCCGGCGTCCCGCCGTAGGCTGCCATCAGGAGCAGCACGCCGGAGAGCAGGATGAGGATCGCTCCGCTGATGCGTTCTATTCTCATATTTGCTGTCCCTCCTCAAAGCATCATCATGGACGACGCCTGTGCTATGGTCTTCACCGTCACCGTCTCCTCGCCCGTCTCCTTGAGGATGCGTCGGACGTTAGAGAGCGTGCGGTCGAGCAGTCGGAAGCACCCGGTCTGCATATTGCACGCCCGCGCTTTCAACTCCACCAGCGCCTCCGGCTCGATCTGGAAGTCCGTGAGATAGCCCTCCACCTCCGAGGGGGAGAGGCCCCGCAGCGAGGCGTAGAAGTCCACCCGGTTCGCCATACGCACGAGGTAGGTCTTGATCTGTGCCTCCAGTTTCGGCTCGCCCGCGATCACAAGACCCACGTCGCTCTGATCGAACACCGCCCGCAGGATCTCCATTTTCTTCTGTGTGTACTTGCTCACCAGCTTGTCCGCCTCGTCGATGATCAGCAGGTAGCCCTTGTTCGTGTTGAAGAACTCCCGGATGCCGTTCACCCTGCGCCAGATCGTGCCGTAGCCGTTTGGGAGGCCGATGCTCCGTTCAATCGCCTCCACAAGGTCGCGGCTGCTCATGGTGTCGTCGCACTCGATGTAGGCCACGCGGGAGAGCTTCGCGTACTGCCGCAGGGCGTAGGTCTTGCCGTAGCCGCTGCGGGCGACTACGATGCCGAGGCCAATGTACTCCTGACAGCTCTGGCATACACCGAGCACGGCCTTCGCGTCCCGGCTCTCAAAGAATACGGGCGTCTGCCACGTCTTGCCCTCTGACTTCGCCAACGGCGTCGTCAGGTCGACCGCCTCGCCCGTCTGCCGGGTGAGGAAGTCCGTCAGCTTGCTCTCAAGGTCGTTCGGGTTGCTGTCATACTTGCCCGTGAGATACCGGGAGACGGTGGTGCGGCTGTAGCCGATGTCCTTGGCGACCGCCGCGATGCTCGAGTGCTGCGTCTGGATGTAATTGTTCACGCGCTGCGCGAGGGGGCTGATGTTGGTGTAGATTGTGGTGCGCTCCGCTGCTGTAACTTCCATAATGTACCTCCGTTATTATTCGTTCATCGCTCTCAAAAGAGAGAGCGCCTTGTCGCCTTTGGCGTTGAGGAAGGTGTCGTCCGTGGCCTTCTTCCGGCTCGTCTTGCTTGCCTGTTCCGACCGGAACATTCTGTCCTTGGGCAGGGAGACCAGCTTCTGGCTCGGCGTGCCCTTGATGGTCAGGTCGATCATGCCCACTGCATCCGAGGGCCTTGCGCCGCCCTCGAGCCGCAGTTCGTAGGGGCGAACTCGCTCCTCCAGATACTCCCTGACCTCTCGCTCGTTCCGTTTTTGATCTCGCAGATGCTTCTCCAGTGCCGCCTGAGAACAATGCGGGCCGAAGGCGAGCAGCTCGGCAGACACCGCCTCACAGATCTTCTTGCCGTCCATGTCGTACACATAGAGCTTGGTGACATCGTCGATGTCCCACTTGATGTTGACTTTCTGATTGACGTAGTAGGCGAGCTCCGTGTCCGTGTAGAGTGTGCCGAACTTGTTGATGCCTTGGTTTGTGACGCGGGCGGTCGCCGCCTTCATCAGCAGCATCGCCGCGTACTCTCGGGGTGGAGCTGCCTTTTCATAGCGCGGGCCGTTCTCGAACATCTCGATCGGCGTAACCCATTTCTCGCCCGCGTCGCTCAGGCCGCGATGCTTGCGGGTGTGATACTTGGTGTTCTTCCACTCCGTCCAGACTTCGAAGAACTCCTCCATCGTCAGCAGCTCCCCGCGCTCCAGCATCTGGTCGATGTCCTTCTGCCGCTTGGCGTAGGTCTTGGAGCCTGTCAGCGTGCCCGTGTAGCTCTCAAACCACTTGGAGAATTTCGAGCAGACCGTGGAGAAGAAGCGTTCGATCGGTTTGTCCCAAGGCTGATACGGCAGCGAGCGTCCGACCTCTTGGATGCCGATGCTCTGATAGAAGCCGACCGTTTCTGAGTCAAATACGAAGTCAAGGTCGATTTTGCGGTGCTTGCGTTGCTTGCGGTTCTGCCCGGTCATGACCTCGGCAGTATAATCCTTGCCGTTGTCGACGTGCAGGATGTGGGGAACGCCGCCCGGATTGCTGTAGATCATTTTGACCAGCGACTCCTTCAGCGTCTGCGAATTGGCGTTGACGCACGCTACATCGCCGATGATAGCGCGGGAGCGCATATCCAGCCACGCAACCAGCTTCGGGCGCACGGCCTTGATCTTGCCGTTCGGGGCCGTCCACTGCACCCAAAAGTCGAAGGTGTGCTCGTCGCCGACGACATACTCCATGACTTGAAGGCTCGTCGCGTCGCGCTTGCCCTTCATCATCCGCTTGTTCTTCCACTCCCGCGTCCCATTGGCGGCGAGGAACCGGGCAGACTCCGCACCCCGCTGTCCCATGAGGAACTTGATGTACCGGGCCACCGTCTTGATGGAGGGATACTCCTCCCACTCCCGTCGCTCCGCCTCCAGCTCAAACCGCTCGTAGAGCATCTCGATCGTGCCGAGGTTCGCCGCGAACCGCTTGTCGAACCAGATGTTCTCAATGATCGCCTTCTGCTCGTCCGTCAAGCTCGGGAACGTACCCGTCTCCTTCGGCTTCCTGCACAGCGCCAGCGCCCGGAAGTAGTCCCGGCTCTTGCCGTCTTCCTTCTCCAGCTTCAGCGCCCATGCGTTCGCCTCCAGCACGTTCTTCATGTAGCGGTACAGGCTCTGCGGGCTGATCCCCAGCCCCAGCGCGTACCGTTCGGCGTAGCCCGTGCGGTCAGGGCCGTCATAGTCGATGAAGTCCTGCACCCGTGCCGCCAGCTCTACCGCCTCATAGAAGCGCTTCTTGTTCGCCTCCGTGTACTGGTTCAGGTCGGCGGTGACGTACCACGGCACGGCCTCCTGTGCTCTCTTGTCTATGATGACCTCACTCCCTTCCACCTTCTGCGCGGCTCGCCATGCCTTCCGCGCCTTTGCCGAGAGGGAGCTTGTCGAGATCAACACCTGATCCTTGCCGCCGCCCTCCCGGGCCTGTGACTTTACGTTATGCTGTTCGGGGCTTCTTTGAACGCGCTTCTTCATGGCCTCGTAAGTGATACCTTCAAAAGCCGCTGCCTCCTCCAGCGTGATGAATACGTCCGGCACTCCGTTCCCTCCCTTCCGTGCGTCATGCCGCGATCGCCCGCTCCGCCTTCTTCGGGTCGAGCGCGAGGGCGGCGATGATCGCCGGGAGGTACTTCTCACCCGAGCGTGTCCCGTTCAGGATGTAGCTCATGTACTGCGGGCTCGTGCCCACCGTGGCCGCCAGCTCCGCCCGACTCATATCCCGGTCAGCCAGCGCCTTCACCACCATCTTCCCGAACGGCGTCAGCCGTTTCTTCGGGCCTCTCATCGCTTGCCCTCCTTTCTCATCGTTCTTAGACTTACTTCCGAATGACCGCCCAGCCCAGCGAGACTGCCACGCCTATAAACGCGGTGACGCTCACGGCGGGGACGGGGCAGCGCATCAGCAGCAGCGCCGCCGCGAAGCCAAGCGTCGCGAGGATGATGAGCCCTGCCGTGATAAGGAACACCGCCGCGCTTTGCGCCGTGCGCCCCGCACGCTTTCGCGCCTCCCGCTTCACTTCTCTCTCAAGTAAGTTGAGAACGAGGTCGTAGCTGCGCACGCTCTGCGCCGCTTCAAAGAATTGCTGCTCCATCCCCGGCAGCGCCCGGAACGGGTTGCGGGGGTTGCCCGCCTCCCGCAGCCGCGCAGCCGCGTTTCGCCGTGCGATGACGGTCGCGCCGATCGCGGTCTTGAGGTCTTCTGTGCTGAACATTCTGCTGCTCCTTTCCTTTGCCCTCCCGCTCGTGTATAATGGAGCTGGGCCGCTGCCCGGGGAGGGGGTGTGTATATGACTAAGCACGATAAATATGTCAAAGAGATTGCCAAGACTCCCGCTATTCTCGGGATAACCACAAGCATGGTCGCGCATGAATTGGGTGCGAGAGCCTTGGCGAAAATCCTCATGGAGAAGGGCGTGTTCACTTATGACGAGTGGCGCGAGGCTCTTCAATTCATGTCGGAACGTTTTGTCGATATCCACATAGACGGTATTTTTGAGGAAGAATACTCGCCGGATTTCATCGACCTTCGCGCCGATAAGGAGTGAGCTTTCCTAAGCGCTTGCCGTCTTTAGTGACTGCTTCATACCCGTTTTCGCTCTTGCTGACGAGAACCACCTCGCCGATGTGCAGCGAAAGATTTTGACTGTTGAAGTAGCCATCGCCAACTCTTACGCCCCATAGCGTAACCCGGCGAGTTTCGCTTGCGTTGGCACTGCTAAAGTGAAGGCCCTTCCCATCCAGAGCCGTCCGCTTGTCGGGCGGCTCTTTCCCTTTGAGTGGCTCGCCTGTCAGCCATGCCAGCCAGCACGCGCGGCAGCTCACGCCGTCACAGTGGGCGGGGATGATGGGCGGGCACGGTGCGGAGATGATGTCCGCGATCTCGCCCGCCGTGGCCTCCGGGGCCTTGAGCAGTTCAAGTCCTGTCATGCTGCGCCTCCCGGTATTTCTTCACCGCGTGGTTCATGGTGTAGAGGTGGTTCAGCTCCCGGAGCAGCCGATCATACTCCCGCTGCATCGTCTCCCTCGCGTGGCCCGTCAGCTTGCCCATCTGCCCGTCGACGTCGACCGCCATGCGGAACACGTTGCGGTAGATCGTGCAGTCGTTCTCCGGGCACTCGCCGAGAAGCGCCGTCCCGAGCTGGTGGAGCTCCTCCAGCCGATGCGCCGGGATGCGCTCTGTCTCGTGCTGGAAGCCGTTGAACAGCTCGCCGCCGTCCTTGATGTATTCGTCCACCTCCCGCAGCAGGTGCCGCAGCCGGGAGAGGTCTTCAAAGCTCACGCCCTCCAGCACCGTCTCCCACGCTGCGCCCGCCTCGGCGATCTGCGCCGCATAGTGCTCGCACTCGTTCTCCTGCAGGATCTGTCCGTCCCGCAGCGCCGCAAGGTAGGCCAGCGCCTCATGCCCGCCAAGCAGGGCGGTCACGGTGTCCTCAGCGTGCCTCACGCCCTCGATGTGCTCCCGCAGCGCTCGCTCGCTCCGCTCCCGGATGCGCAGGTCTTGTGCCTCCGCGTCCTCGTAGAGCTGTCCCAGCGGGCACTTCGCGCAAATGGCGTCCAGCTCCTCCTGCGTGTGTCCGGCCCGGTTCTTGCACCGTTCGTCGCACACGAACGCCAGCAGCTCTTCGGGGTTGCGCGGCATGGGGCCGTCCAGCCGTCCCGCGCCGAAGGTGTCCGGGTCGGTGATGACCTCGCTCTCCGGCAGGAAGCCGATCTGATGCAGCGCCATCTTGAAGCCGTAAAGCTCGTGCGCGGCGGTGCGCGGGTCGGTGTCGGGGTAGTGCTTGCTCTTGACCTGCGTGGCAAGGCGGCGCGTCCAGCCCTCGATCAGGGCGGCGGGCTCCACCGCCTCCTCGGCATAGCTCTCATTCGTTTCCACGGCGGCGGTGTAGGTGGGCGGCTCGTCCGTGATGTCCTCCTCGGACTCCAGCCCCCGTGCCAGCTCCACGGCCACCTCCAGCGTGTCCGCGTCGTCGTACTCCATCGCGCCCCGGTCGATGTCCAGATTGCCCGTGTAGACCTCCGCGTCGATCACGCCGTACTCTCCGAGGGCCGTGCCCTCGTACTCGCGCTTCTCGCGGTCGTTGAACTTGACCACGAGGAAGCCGTTGATCTTCTTGATCTTTCTCATGCTGCCGTCATTCCTTTCTGCCCTGCCATCTTCAGACCGGGTGGGGCAGTTCCCGGTGACGCCCTTCCGGGCGTTTCGGCTTAGTGGTGGGTCGCTTCAAAGTTTTCGATCGCCCAGCGGTTGCCCGTGGCGTACACGGCCCGCCGCGTCCGCTCCTGTGGCGTTTCCCGCCTCGGCATGGCCGCCAGTGCCTCCATCATGCCGCACCTCGGGCAGATGTCCGTCTGGTTGTCCACTCGCGACAGCGCGGGCGGCTCGTCGTATGCTCGCCCACACAGTGGGCAGATGTGCGGTTGCTCCTTCATGCTGCTGCTCCTTCCTGCAAAGCTCATCCGGCCAGTGGCGGGATGACGCGGATCGTGTCGTGGTACTTGTTCAAAATGATTAGCTCGCCGTTTGCTTTCTGCTTCACGACCAGCCAGTTCTCCGGGGCGAGGCCCGCTTGCCCGAGCCGGATCTTCTGCTTGCGGGTGGGCTTCTTGCCGCGTCTCATGATCTGCCTCCTTTCCTTTTCTCGGCGTTTGTGGTAGAGCAAAAGCGAACGGCGGTCGGCGGAATTAAATCTAAGAGTCGCTTAGGTGTTGGTGGGCTTTAGCAGTCCGTCAGGGTGTCGCCCTTGACCTCGTAACGATTGGGGCCGATGATGACGAAGGCCAGCATATTGGTCGTGCCGTCATGGTTGACCTGATTGATCGCCTCGTCCAGCTTGCCGTTGGTGACGTGGACTTTCTCCATGCTGCCGGTGCCGGTGTCCAACAGGCCGAAGCCGTTGGCCTCCTCCGGGGTATCTCCGACAGTGGTGAGGGCCATCTCGTCGGGGGTGATCTCGTTGCGGCCCGGTTCCAAGGTGAAACCCGCCTCCGCCTCCTTCAAGGCGTCGTTCGTCTCTTCCAGTGTGGCCTCGCCAGTGGTGTACTTGAACAGGATGTCTGCGATGTCGTTCTTCATGTTGTCGTTCTCCTTCTGAAAAACGCCTCCGCCGCTCGCTTTTACTCTACCGTTCGCCGATTTGCTATTTCATTTTCGGTCGGGGTGTGCTATGATTTATTTTGCTTTATTCATAAACCACTTTTCGCACTTAGTATAGCTCGCATTTACGAGTTTGTCAATAGTTTTGCGTGTGAATTACCCGCAATTTCGAGGAGGTATTTTTGTGTTCAGTGCCCTACTAAAAAAACTACGCTCTGAAAAGAACCTTACCCAAGGCCAGCTTGCGAAAGAAGTTGGCGTTTCTCCCGGAAACGTCGGCGATTGGGAGACTGGGAAAAGCAAGCCGGGGTATAATGCGCTTGCTTCGCTTGCCCGAATTTTCGAGGTGTCCGCCGACTACTTACTCGAAATTGAACCGTCCCCCGCAAAAGCGAGCGACGACCTCTTCGCCCATCAGAAGACGGCGGGTTTGATCTGCGACGGCTCGCCGCTGGAGGGCGAGGAGGCCGATCTGATCGCCATGTATCGCCTCCTGCCGGAGGAGCAGCGGGAGGACATTTTTGACCTCGTTCATCTCAAATATCGAAAGCACGTCGAACGGAAAAAAGAGTCTATTTACTGGACGTATCACAACGGCAGCTCCGCAACAAAAAGCGGCCCCGCCGAGGACGCTGAAGCCCAAGGTGGAACCGCTTGATTTTTTGCGCTGTTTTGATTTAGTTGTAAATCTGTTTTCTGTCCCATTGATGAAGCGGCGAAAAACGAGGGTCGAAAGCCCGAAAACCCTTGAAAACAGGGCAATGGGACACAGTCCCATCGGTTTTGCAGATTTGTCCCATTGCTCGCCGCCTGTTTTGCCCCGCTTCGCCGCCCCGCCGCGCACGCCTCGCACGGCCAGCGCACGCCCTAATCCCCACCGATCCGCGCCGAAAAGCCCCGTTTTCCCGAAAATTCGCACGCTCTAACGCTCCGTTAGCACGCTTGCCCCTCTTGCAATCCGCCGCCGCGTCTGCTACAATAGCAGCATGAGCCGCGAAGCTCTCGTCCTCTTGGTCTGCTGCTGTGACTTCCGGGACGGGGCCGAGCGGCTCATACCATCTAAAAGCCTCAGAAATGCCGTTATACGGGCGTTTCCGGGGCTTTTTTGTATTCTGCGTATGTGTGCGCCTCGCCGCGCCGCCGCCGTTGTGCGGCCTCGTGAGCGTAAAAAAAGCGCCGACCGCCGCCGACGCATCCTCATCTCAAGATTGTTGATAATTCGCGCCTCCGTCCCGCGCCGAAAGTCGCCGTTTCCCGCGTATTTCAAGGGTTTTCCCGCCGTCTCCCCCCTCATCCCGCCCTATCCCGCATTTCTCAAATATCCTGTCTCCCCACAGAAAGAAACGGCGCCAGAGGCAAAGCTGTCTGGCTGGGCGCCGCGCACTTTCTTCTGCGGAACTTCTGTGTGCTCCAGTTGATTGCATAAAACAGTGCGGCAAGGGTAAGGCCAAGCGCCATGCCCCACGAGCCGGCCGTGATTCCCAGTACAAAGCCGGAGGCGGCGGTGAACTTGATGTCACCGCCGCCTATGGAACCGGGCTTATGCATAGCCGCAGCCAACAGAGGCAAGGCCGCCAGCGGGCCCATCAACTGGGCCGGATGAAAGACCAGCAGCCCCACTATGGTAATCAGGGCACAGATTGTATTTGGGATCAGGCGTTTCTGGCAGTCGAAGATGGCACCAACCAAAAGCAGGGAGAAAAACAGCCACATTTGGAGGGCTTTCATTGGTTCCTGCAGTTGTGAGATGACTTCCAGTGGCAGCGGCGCGGGTGAGAGGAATGGCCGGAACATCCATAGAGGATTATCCGGCATAATCAAACATCTCCTGGATTCGCTCCGTCAGGGTGGGCATGACCACATCGCCAAACAGCGCATACAGGCCAGCCAGCACCAGAGCGCCGATGACCACCGCCATCAGGATCTTCACAGCAGTATCCACATAGCCCTCACCTCTGCTGTCCTCCAGGGCAGCATGGGCATGGATCATTATGCTGTTCATCTTGCCTGCCAGCTTATTCATCCGATTCTTCATGGTATTTTCCTCCTTATTCTGCGGTCACATATTCACGGCAGGGCTGGCATCATACGCCGGCCCCTGGGTAGGGTCTGGAGCTTCCAGACCTCTCTGGCTCTGGGCCTGGGCCTGCACAAGAGCCTGCTGGTAGGCATCCAGAACAGCCGAATCAAACTCCATCCTGGCCTCTTTTGTGCAGGAAAAACAGATATCCTTGTACTCGCCGTTTCCAGCCCTGTAGCTGGGCATGGAGACAAACAGCCCCTTGGAGCTGTCCATGACCTTGATGCCTCGGACGGCAAAGCAGCCGTTGATGTTGACCGAGGCGGTGGCACGGCAGCTTCCCTCCAGGCGCAGGGAGTGGATTTTCACTGCGTAATGAGTGGGATAGACGGCGTGGCTGTCCTGCCGGACAGCAGGCTGGGCGCCAGACTTCTGTACGGTTTTCGACATACGCTGCTCCTTTCTTTTTCTGGCCGGGATCAGCCGGCGTAGTTAAACATCTCCTGGATGCGCCGGGTCAGGGTGGGCATAACGGTGTCGTCAAACAGGGCGTACAGCCCAGCCAGCACCAGAGCACCGATGACTACCGCCATCAGAATCTTCACGGCGGTGTCCACATAACCCTCTCCGCTGCGATTGGACAGGGCGGCGCGGAGAGAAACAGGCAGCTCTTTCATGGAATGGACAGCGTTTTTCAGATACTTCATGTAGCGTTCCTCCTTATAAAAAATGGACAGCCCACGGCTGCCCTGGAATCATAGGGTCATGGAAAGCGCGGGTGTTTCCTCAGACTGCTGCTGTGAGGTTGTAAGCGCCTCACAAGCCTCCAGCAGCTCCGGCTCTGGGGTAGGATGCGTCTGGCGCCAGCGATCCCGGATGGCCTGGAGTGGCTGTTCCAATGTGGCCAGCTTTTCCTTCTGTTCTGTTGACAGGCCAGTGTTTTCACACAGGCAGCGATACACTGCCTGTGTATCGGCAATCTCGCCAGCCTTTTCCAGAAGCTCCGATGGGGCGGCGGAGCGCAGCGGTTCCAAATAAGCAAGGTACTCCTGTTCCAGCTTTTGAAACAGTCTTTGATCTGATCCATCCTTTCTGGACGGCTCTGGTGTGGTCACATTTTCCCGGAGGGCTGGAGTGAAGTCCACGTGGACAATCTCCCGCTTGTCCACATAGTAGAATGCGCTTTCATCAGTATCATAAAGCTCGATCACATCTGAGATGGCAAGCGGGCGCTCTCCTCCGGGCAGGGTCCTGCGGCAGAACTTGTTCCAGATGTCTTCCAGCTCCTGGCTCTCAGCCTGCCCATCATAAGCAATGCGATATTGGCTTGGGTTGGGGCCATCGAATTCTCTGGCCATTCGCTCCAGCCCAATGAAGCGCATTTCGATGGGGGTATCTGGCTTGAGTTGCCAAATCCGCAGGGACTTGAGGGGCCGGGCGTTTTGAATGGGCCCCCCGCTGGCCAGCCGGTCGTACACTCCATCCACCCAGCGGACCGGCAGATTTTTACGCTCCAGCCACCTTTCCAAATCCTCACGGCGGAACATGGGGTCTGCTGTGATGCCATCCCCCTCCAGATAGCCCACTGCGCTGCCATAATAGAACAGGCGGCCATTCCTAATTTCTACACTCCGCATGGCGGCATTCCTCCTTTACTGCATCGTCATCCCTCCTTGGGTATGGGATTGCTCCTTGTCCTCAATCAGCTTACTCAGGGCCTCTGCCGCCCATTGGGGGAGGCATTCCTCCTTCAGCACACCAATGAAATCTGTCCGATTCCAGCGAGTTTCCTCTCCATCACCCAGACAGGTGCAGCGGATACTGCGCCCGATGGCGCCAGGAGTACAGCCGAAGCCGTCATGGGCCAGCCAGAGCTGGTTTCGCTGGTTCCAATAACTTTCCTTGAGGGTGTTCGGGGAAAGGATCAGGACCCGGCCCTCATAGTCCAGCTTTTCATAGGAACCGGTTTCACAGTGCTCAGACCCCAGCAGCTCCAACTGCTTATACGCATCCCGGACCTGACCGATGAACTGGTCCATGCAGATCAAAGCGGTGTCTACTGCAAAGTACCGGTTTGTGCCATCCTGTGGGATATATGCCCCACACTGCCAGTTCCGGTTCGCCTCGCTGAGCCGATCCTTGATAGGACCCAACTGTTGGAGTGTATTGGCAAGGACGAAATTGGTCCGTTTGAAGCCCCATTGATTCAAAATGCTTTGGGCAGCCCCCGGCTGAAGTATTCCATCGACATTGGAATAACCGCGAATAGCCGCCTCAATCTCTCTGGCGCAGGAAACATTTGCCCGGAAGCTCTCCTCCCACCTGTCCAACTCCCCACGCCTTCCGGCCTCTGCCTTGGAGTAGGGGTAGAGGAAGATTTCATGCTCCATAAACGGTATCCTCCAGCATAAGGCGCTCCTCCAGTTCTCCAATGCAGATCCCACTGGCGGCAAGCATCTCCAGCAGATAAGGCGGCACATCCCGCAGATCATGGTCATATCCAGCTTCTGCGATGGTGACGGTATTCTCATCCTCATCTACGTAGGCGCAGAGCTTTGCATTCTCCGGGATTCCAGCCTCCTCCCGCAGATAGTCGGGCAGAGCGATCTCCTGTCCATCCAGACCGTCAAAGGGACAGTCGCCATCACAGCCGTCGCAAGGTCCGCTGGCTCTGGCCAGATGCACGCTAAGGTCCACGGTCAGCTGGTGCAGGGCGTCCATAGCCCGGATTACCTCCATAGCGGTCATCTTTTGCTTGAGGATAATGGCGGCACTGGGCAGTGCATGGAGTTCCGCTTTATCCCCGTTTTCAAACCCGCAGAGCTTGAGTGCGGCGGCAGGAATGGCCATCTTTTCTCCGGTCACTTCTTTTACAAACTTCAAATTGCATTCCTCCTTATAGCTTTGGGTTCAGGAATGGGAGCGGCTGCTCCGGCTCCTGCTGCTCGATCATGGATTCTCTGAATTGCTCCAGTTCCGACTGGGTGGGATGATATTTCTGCATTTCCAATGCGGTCAGAAGTGCGTAGGACTGGTTGACCTCTGTCATCAGCCGGCGCAGGCCGGAAGCATCCAGCTCAAGACCCATCCTGCGTGGAAAGGCAGTGAATGTAACCGCATATCGTCCCGGAGTGGATTCGGGCGTTATCTGCATCTGCAGCCCGATATAGGCGTCGCTCTCCGGACGGATATATACATGGCCCACCGTACTGGGGCAGACCTTCAAACGGCCCATACTCATTTCCTCAATCAGCAGGGCCGCCTTTTGGAGCTTCTCCAGCTCATTTTGATGTTCGTTCAAGCAAATCACCCCCATTTCCGTCAAAGAGGGTCATTTGGGAGGGCATTGTCCGGTTCCTCTCCTGCGGATCATAGTTGGCGATGATCAACTCCGGGAACTGGCACCCATTGTCGTACCGCTGCTTGATGTTGTTGATGCGAGTGGTTTCCATCAGAAAAATTCCCGGCTGGTCGTACAGCCCCCGCACAAAAGCATCGTCATTGTAGGACAGCAGGAACTTTCCCTGGATGGAGAGGAGGGTGTCCCTCAAACGGATGTGATCGGCCTCGGTGAATCCATTTTCACCGATATTCTGGTAATACCCTTCTGTGGCATGGTAGGGCGGGTCGAGATAGAAAAAGCTCACAGGGCGGTCATATTGGCGAATCAGCCTTTCGAAGTCCTTGTTCTCAATAACGACCTTCGCCAGCCTGCGATGGGCTTGTTCAATTAGAGGGAAATTAGACCGGATATCGTGGGGCTGGCTGCCGAAGCTGGTCAATCCCGAAGCATAGGAATAACGGATCAGCTGATAGAACCATGCAGCCCGCTGGACATCACTTGCGGGGCTGTCCCGTGCCAGCGCCGCCCGGACAGCATCGAAATCCTCCCTTGCATTCAGCACAAACCGCAGGGCCTCCATGAGTTCTTCCGGTTTTTCCCTGACACAGCGGTAGAGGTTGACCAGCAGCCCGTTGAAATCGTTATAGACCTCGAAATCATTACCGGGTGGTTTGTGAAAGAGAACCCAGCCACCCCCGCCGAAGACTTCGATGTATCGCTCGTAGTATATTGGAAACAGACTCACGATCAGCTCCCGCAGGGCCTTTTTGCCGCCGATCCAGGACATGAAGCTGTTCAGTTGCCATCACCCCCCTTCAGGGGCAGGCGGGTCTGGTCGGTGTCAAACTGTTCCAGGGAGCGGTTCAGGCCGTGGATGGCGGCGGCGATACCGCTGATCCTGCGGGTCAGATGTCCAATGGTTGCCCGTACCTCCTGCTCGGTGGCGGCATAAAAATAGCCGCTGGAGTTGCTGGCAATCGGGATCCCGGCCCGGCGCAGCTGATTGACAAGCTGCCGAAGCTCTGTGCCCTTGATGGAAAAGGTCCGTTCCAATTCCCGGCTGGTTGCGGCGCACAAAGCACACGGATGGTATCGCTTCAGATGCTCCGCAAGCAGTTCCTTCTGCATGGATGCCTCCTTTCCGGGGCGTTTTTCCGAAAAAGGGCGCAAAAAAGCAGGGGCCGTTATCCCTTGCGGAAAAACGGCCCCTGTGTTTTCTTATTCTGTTGTTACCGGATCACCCCCAGCCCTCGCAGAAGCAGGACACAGTCCAACGCTCCCTGACAGTAGAGGTGTCTGCACTGGCAGTGAGTCACCTGATTCAATTGCCGGATATAATCCAGCATCAGTTTGCGGTGCTGCTCATCCAGCTGTGCGTCCTGTCGGAGCTGGTCGCTGATGTGGGAGAGAGCAGCCTCCCCGCCAGCTTCAGGCAGCTTCTGATCCAGCTCCTGCAAAGCGGTTTCGATGAGGCGGTCTATGGTATCCTGCAGGATCTCTTTTCGCTCATCCATTGGAAGCACCTCCTTTTGCTCCGCAACACTATCACACGCTTTATGGAATAGCGATACCAAAATCCAACAAAAATGCCGCCTTCACATTGTCTGGGCTGTCATCGGCGATCCGCCCAAATCACTGTATTCGTAATGGAGTTCCCCTCCATTCCAGGCAACATAGCCGTGGTCGGTGGCGCTCAGACCATGCTTTTGGATATACCATTCGGCATAGCTCTTTCCATCAAAGCATTTGGCCAGAAAGCTGTTCCGGTCAATAACCTGGCTCTTGACCGCCAGCTCGAAGCCAAATCTGCCAAGCTCGACCCCACGGGGTATGAAGGCAAAGTGCTGAAGGTTTTGGGAAAAGTCCAATGCCTGATCCAGCCGGTGGCAGTCCTCCAGCTCCAGAACAGCCTGCCATTTATCCATCCAGTACGCCTCACCCTGGCCCTGTTCTGCCCATACATGTCCAAAGTCAATGGCATGGCGCACAAGTTCACTGGCTGAGTCATACTGGGAAAGGATATCCATCAGCTGGGGCAGACAGCAGTCCACCTCCAAAGCGATGCACTCGCTGAGACTCTCTGCCTGCATTGCGTCCAGGCCCAAAAGCAGTTCATCCGGATAATTGGGATCCGTGTATTCCCCGGCGTCGGGGAACCCTATCCAGACGCCCTCCATATTGGAGCGGCTGGCCAGCTTGATACGGATGGCGTATTCGCCGGTTGTGGGGAGTTCTGAGAGGTTTTTATCCGGTTGATGTTCTGGGGCAGCACTGCGCCGGATATAATGGCCTTCGCAAAACACGCCGGAGGCTCCTTCCTGCTGGAACATCTGCCCAACATAGGCGGGAGAGAGATAGGGACGGGCAACATCCGGAACCTGCTCCAGATGCTTCATGACAAACTGACCCAGAGCGTCCTCGTCCCCGGCGCTGTAAAACAGCTCATAACAGTGAAGCTGACTGGCAATACTGATGGCTCCGCTGGCTGTTTCAGGCTTCTCCAGCTTCATCGCACCGCGGAACAGGAACTGCTCCTTTTCCGTCATGGCGGCAAACCGCTGTTCCAGCCACTCGTATTCGGATTTGGTCAGTTCCAGTCCGTCCAGTGTATCCATCAATTGAACAAGTGCCTGTTCTTCTGCCATATCAAATCATCTCCATTCCGTTCTGCTCCGGGGCTTCATGGAGAGACTGAATGGGCTGACCGTCCAGTCTGCGGATTAGTCCGTATCCTGTGATGACCCCATTCCTATCCTCCAGAAGCTCTCTGCCGATCTCCGCTGACTGACCCGTCTGGAAAAGGGCTTCCGGCAGATCCGGGTATTTCTCCCGCAGAACCAGCTCCGCATAACTCCATGGTTGAGCCACATCTGGACGGAGCTCATATTGATCCAGATCCTCCATCAATCGAATGGCATCCTGCAAGCCAGAACAGCCGCTTGCTTCCAGAATCGCCTTATATTTTATAATGGCGTCCTCATTCCAAATACGCTGCTTCTGTTTGAGCAGGGCGGCTATTTTTTCCGCAGGGGCAAGCCCTCCTGCATCTGCTATTGCGTCGTCAATCATCTCCCGAAGGGAGGGGATCAGGCATTCCACGCACTGGAACCCGCACTCCTTCTCGGAGCTGGCCCCCACCTTATCAATGGCCTGTCCTATGGCGTTTCCGATAGCCGGAAGATTCAGGAATGCGCTTTTATCGCTGTCATACGCCGGGTCATCAAAACAGCCCATGGTCACTTCCAGCACCACCGGGGAACCTGACCGGTCAAAGTAAGCCATCTGACCAGGCCGATACACTTCCTCAAACGCCTCTCCGCTTGGTTCCATATAGCCGCAGCTGGTAAATACACCGCCGATGGCCTGGCGATGTTCTTCCCCAAAGACCTCCAGAAGACGCCCACGATAGCCGCTGCCCGGTTCGGTGGTGTCCAGCAGGCACTCGACCTCTTTCGTGAGCATCTCGTTTTCATACAGAAACGCCCCCAAGCTTTCATCATTGAAAACATCGGGGACGATATGGCAGTCTGCATTGAATGTAAGGTTGATAAGCCTGGGAAGCGGAATGGATTTTGTGCCCTGGGCCTGTTCCATTTTCAGCAGGCCATCCATGGAAAGCAGTTCCACACTGGTCAGCATGGTCAGCCGCCTTGCGAAGAGGTTCAGTTCATAGAGATTTTTGGCGCCGCCGATGAGGTCGGAGGAGAGGCCGGCCCACCAGCTTCGGGTCAGCTCAATGCCGCAATTCCGGCCATCGGGGATCCGTGCCTTTTGGAGCGCATCATGAAACTCTGCCCAGGTTGCAGGAAGCTTCAGTGTGATAGCAGTTTCATATCCTCTGGGTCCGCCGTTGCTGATCTCAACCTCAAACGCTTTTTTCTGATAATCCAATTCGACACCTCCTAACTGAGCCTCATGCCCATCGGCTCTTGCTCATCGGCTTTGGGATCTGCGCCAGGGACATCCCAACCGCACATACTGCCCACCTCCATGGCCTGACGCTGGACGGGGCTGACGCCCAGGTTCTCATTCAGCTCATCTGCCAGCTCCACATTCCGCTCCTTATCACCGGTGTCCCAGTCCGAAGGGTAGTAGCCGTTCTCGCCCCGCTTGACGCAGATGAGCTGGCCAGTGGAGGCAAGGGTCGAGAAGCACAACTCGGGAAGTCCTTCTGCGATTTTGGGGGCAAACAGTTCCTGCTCTGTCTGGATGCTCCAGTGATCGCTGTTCCACAGATGAACATAGAGCTCTCCGCCGTCCACAGAAATCTCATGCTGCTCAAAGCCTTCACCCCAGCCATCCGAAGCCTGACCGGCGATGTACTCCTTGAGAGCATCCAGTTCATGGGTGGAAAGTTCCCCAATCACACGGCATTCTGCCACACCCCAGAGTTTCCGGTCATGCTCCTCTACCGTGAATACCACGGAGCGCACCTTTCTGTTGACCTCATCGTCTACATCATACCAGTGCATGATGCCGCTTTCCGCTTCCTCCGGCATCCGGTTGCCGATGAGGGCCTTGAGGATCTGGCCTTCGTAATTACGGAGACTGCCGCCCTCCAATTCTGTGCTGTAGTCCTCGATGTCACCCCATTCGTTCCGCTCATAGAAGTCTGCGGTGAGGGGCATATACAGCTTCATGATGGTGGGTTCAGGCGGCAGGACAGTGAAGCTGTCCTCTCCCATGACCAGAGCCAGACCACTGCCATTGTCCCACTTCACATGAAATTGCCCGATATCATCGATGCTTTCCAGCGTACCCGTGGTACCGGGCGGCACCGGGTGATAGGGATCTTTCATCTCTCTGAGCTTGATTCGGCTCCCTGCAGGGTACTGCTCCCGCAGAAAAGCCAGCCATTCTTTCGGAATGGACAATTTACATACCTCCCATCTGCATTTCCTGGCAGGGCGCATCCTGCCCCAGTTTCTCATGGATTCTTTCCACAGCAGTGGCAATGACTGGATCCTCTCGAAAACTGGCCAGCTTCTTGTAGTCCTCGAAGAACCGCTGCTCACCCTCGCAGGTGCATACAAGATCCACTGTAGCGATACCATTCTTAGTGACACCCAGCCGCTTTTCCGGTTGGGGGCTGTCCTCGTAGGTCTGAATGGCATCCTCAAGTGTCAGCTCCTGGCAGTGCTGCTCCTTTGGGGTATTGATTTCAGTGATGACAAACCACTCATACTGATGTGGGACGCCTGGTTCGGCAGCGGCTTGAAGCTGGCGCTTGCCCTCCTCTGCCAGTCCATAGTTACAGGTGCGGCGAGGATTGCCCTCACCGCCAAAATCCAGCAGAATATCATCCACCGCCTTTTTGACCTCCGGATCATCCGTCAATGTTTCAAACCGGAAGCCAGTGATATTTCGATCCGGCAGTTCCTCCCAAATCATCTGCAGATACTCCCGCGCACTGGTGAATTCTTTTTGATCTCCGTTGGTGAAGGTTGCCTTGCCAATGATCCGCCTATGCTGGGCCAGTTCCTGCTGGTGCAAATCGTAGCAGTACAGGTACCCTTGATAGTCGCCCATAACAGGGGTGCAGCGGAGGCAGAGACGGTAATTTCCCACTTCTACGAGATAGCCATAGCTGCGCTTATCTTCTGTGATAGGGCCGCCGTGCTGCCAACAGTAGGTACTCATGGCTTTCAGATCCTTTAAGGGGCCATCCTGCCGCAGGCTGTCTACAAACCGCTGCAGAATATCCTTGAATTCCGGTGTGTTGAACTGGTCGTCGTTATGAGGCCACCAGGTATGCCAGAACTCCTTTCCACCATGGCCGAAGTCTATCCGCAGGTGGCCCACTGTCCCCAGGACCCTGTCCTCCTCCGCATCCATGGAATAGAATAACCCCGCCTCATCCGGAGAGGCGGGGCGCAGTATGAACTCTCGCGTGTCCTGGGGATATTCCAGATCATGTTTCTCACAGAACTGCTCCAGCGTCATTTCCTCACCCAGCAGATGAAAGCTGCCATTGACCCGGCGGGAGACAGTGCCTTCACGCTTCAGGGGCTGGGGAGAGAGGATGGTTCCTGTGTGGAAGATATTTTCCCTGTCAACCAGCGCAGCATGGCCATTCGGATTATTCTGTGTGCCCTGCAGATCATAGCAGTGCCAGCCCTTGGGAACCAAATCCCGCAGGATCAGCCAGTTGGTAAAGAGCACAGGCTTTCCAAACAATTCGGCGTGCTGCATGGGATCGGTCCAGACATTGATGCTCATTGTATCCCTCCCATCTCCACCGTGTTTTCCCATACCTCCTGCTCTTTGAGGGAGGCTTCTATTTGGGCGCATAAGTCATCCGGTACCAGGGAGTCAAAATCCCAGAATCCGGCGATTTCCTGTATCAGCCTTTCACATCCTGCCACCCGGCCTCTGGCATCATCGGCCCCAAGACTGGAAATTATATCCACGGAATGGAGACATATCCCTTTCATCACAGCGCCCCTCTGCTCCTGTGTGGGGGCCCATGGGTGGGTTGCCTGATCCGCTTCCTGTATCTTCCGGTCAAAGGCTGCCACATAGTCTACGACCTCGGTATCCAGGCCCCAACAACCCTCCAGTTCGCTCACCAAGCGGCGGAGGTCCGGGGTCTGCGCCTTGCCCGGATCTCCTGCTTTCTGCCGCAGCTCAGCGGCGTATTCTGTGAGGCCGTCGATGCATTTGGAGATTAGGGCTTTATCCTTCCGGACTTGCGGTTCCATAGTGTTGATCAGTTCATCTAAAGTCATCTTCAATTTCAATATTTGCGCCTCCTCATTCCCGGTCAATCGGTATTCGACACGAACACTACCACACTCTGACAGCAATAGCTATCTGAAATTGAAAAATGTTTTTGACTTCCACTACATAGATAAATCTGGGCCCTGAACTGGCTCTTGTGATGGGGATGGGACAAGATTGATGAGGCGCTTGGGGTCAACGATGACTTCCTCCTCATTTCTGCCCAGAAAAAGGGCATAGGTGTGCTCTTTGTTGATCTGTGCTTCATAGACTATGCCGTCCTCGCCATAACGGTGGACAAACCACTCAGCTACTTCACGGTTCAGAGTCCATGACAGGGCCTTGATGTTGTTGGCGTTATACGATGTCACACCGCGATAAACCGTCACCACATCGTCCAAGTTCTGGAACTGTGTGTATTCCTCCTGATCCATCAGCTTCTGCGGGTCAAGGGATCGGAACATGGACAGCAGTTCTCTTTGGCTGAGATTTGGGTCATTGTTGGGGCTTTCCGTACTGATCCATGCATAGGAGAGAAATGAGGCCATATCCTGCTCGGACAGATGTGCCGCCGCCAGTCTCAGATAGCCGAATTGATAGGGTTTCGTAATCATACAAAAGAGGTTCATGGCCGTTTCTGCTTCATTGATCCGCCGACTGAAATTCTCCCTCCAAGTGCGGAGTGCATCAGGGCTGTCCAGCAGATTTCCCACCGAAAGGCTGCCATCCTCGGCATATATCCCAGCCAGGCCGCTGTCTGTAAAGGGGTGCTTGACCACCAGCGGTGACATTTTTGTAGGTTGGATATCAAGATGCAGGAGTGTGTGCGACAGTGTTTTTAGGGCAGTCATATTGCTTTCAGCAGGCCAGTTCTTTTTCTGTTGTTTCATTCCAGCCCACCCATCTGAAGGCCCTGTTCCGCTTGATATGCTTCGGCTGGGTCTTCTGCCATCAGATCCTCCAGCGCCATTGTTCCGGGATAGGACACATAACCATAGCCACTGAAGCGGCCATTTTCCTGTTGGATGCGGTGCTGCCCATAGCCCTCGTAATCGTAGAAGGCCTCCAGAATATCATCATATTCAAACCGGCCGGACTCTCGGATCATGTATCTTCCATATTCTTCTGGAGTGTGGATGCCGGGAATAAAGTCGAACTGCTCCAGATTTTCAGCCAGACGACGGATCGCACCGGCATTCTCAGGTTCTGCAAATACGATCACAGCTTCCAGCTTATCCCTGTCTTTCTGCTCCAGTTTTGCAATGGCACCGCACATGGCATTGAGTGAATGCAGGCTGTCTCGCTTTTCATTCAGTATCCTGCCGGCCTCCTTCTGAAGCAGGAATACATCTATCGTGTAGTCCGCATGGTCAGGATCCTGCCAGCCTGCCCGCAGCAGGGTGCGGCGAATCTGCTGCTCTGACGCGGGGAGCCAAAGCAGTTCCGGGGCTTGGTTTTCTGCTGGTACAATTTTCAATCCCATGCTGCTGTTGTCATAAAGATATTCCGGAAACTGCCGCCCATTGTAGAGCGGCTCCAACTTCATGCTGTTGTCATAGGCCACACCATAGGGAGTGACTGTCCCGGCTCCGCTGTCAATGAGCAAATAGGCAGTTTCGGTCCCATCCAGCGCCTCCAGATCTTCTGTTCTGGCACAGCCGCCATTCAAATTCATGTAATGTTCCCGCCCGATTTTTTCAAGGTCGGAAAAATCGGTGATCACAGTGGCCTTCTGGCAGCAGAAGGTCAGATTGATGAGGTCCTTTATTTTCGAGAGCCCCAGCTTGTGGGCCATCCCCTGGAACTGGGCGGCCTCTCCGTCATCAAAGCTGTCCAGCCGCTTGGCCAGATAGTCCAGTTCATCAAGGGTGACCTGTGTGCCGATCAGAGCGTTCAGGACGGTATAGAAGCTGTCCAACTCATCCACCTGACAATCCTGCCGGAGCGTATCGCCGATCTCCAGGGGTTCCAGCAGCTCTATCGTGCAGTCATAGTTCTGATTGGGGATGGGGAAGGGTATCGTGACCTGGCCATATTCCGGATGCTGGGCGTTGCTTAGCACCGCTTGGATCACATAGCTCATTTTCTCACCTCCGCAGCCATGATCGATTTTCCATACCGCGCGATTAGCATAGCGTTGAGAATATCACCGAAGGCTTCGCTGCTGACCTGTTCCTCGTCCGCCAATTCTGAGGAAGTAATGAGCAGCGTCCCGCAGTAGAGGCCCTTGGCCGCCCTGTACACAGGATAGTCCCGCGGGTCGATCCCCCGCAGGGAAATGGAGGAGAAATCGATCCTGCCGTGAGATATATGGGGAAGCACTCTCCGCCAGAGCCCGGCGCGGGAAGAGAGCAGATAGGCAGCCGCCAGCTCGTGGGGGCAGCTGGTGGCTATGCCAGCCTCCAGCCACTCAGACAGCCTGCGCCGATGGGCCGGTTCCAACACGAGAGGAAGCGACTTTCCTTTGGGAAGAGAGCTGAGCCGGTTCCATAGCTTTTGGTGGCCTGCCATGTGGAGGCATCCCTCCGCAAGTTCCTGGTAGCTAACAGTCCCTGCTTCCAACCGCTCCGGAATGTATGGGCAAACAGACGCCTGACAGGTATGCCGCATATAGCTCTGGCAGTAGGCGCAGTCCACATCCTCTTTTTTGTAATGGAATCTGCACAGAACCATCATCCCGCCACCCCGTTTCTGAAAGCCGGGAACACTCATCATCATCCGCTCCAAACTGGCCAACGGAGTGTCTTTTGAAAAATATTTTGTCATTGCTGTTCCTTTCTGCATAAAGAACGGGGCCTGCTTTTCTGCCCATCGGCAGATGCAGGCCCCATTCTTCCGGTGCGTTTACAGATTCATTTGTGGCTCCTGTCCCTGGCTTTGTTCCAAACGCTCTACCAGATCCGGGACAGTGTATTCGATCTTTGTTCTTGAAGTCTGCAGGGCCTTGAGCTGGCCATCCTCCGGCTCAGGTCCTTCATCCAGCAGATAGTCTGTGGCCCGATAGAGCTGCGTTAACTCCTCCGGCAAAAAAAGCTGGGCCTTGGAGATCAGCCCGGAGCGGACGGCGAAGTCCTGTTTGGCTCCTTGGAAATCCTCCTCATAATAGTGTCCGTGACTCACCCCGGTCCTGTCATGATCCCAGATCCAGGTGACAAACTGATAACCCCAGCCATTTCCCAATTCACGCCCAGCCAGCACCGCACCGCCAAAATCCGCCAGCAGATGGAATTTCTCACTCAGACCGCTGGCATGAAGGAGGGGAGCGGTCTGAATCGCCTCAACATAGGCATACACTTCTTCTGCAGTCTGGGCAACTTTGTGGTATAGTTCACTGGCCTCCGGAGGATTGCTTCCGGCAGGGAGGAGGAACACATCGCTCTCTGATGAAACAAAGAGGACCGGCTGGTCGTTCAGCAACACTGTCAGCTGGTTCCTCTCCGGATGTCCTGTGGTGATCCCGGCTGCCTGCAGGCGGTGTGCCAACTCTGTAAAATATTTATTTTCCAAACTCATTCCTCCCCTGAAAATGAAAAAGCCGGGACCTCTTTTGAGGCCCCGGCAAAAAGAAAGAGCAGCGTATATTTTCCAACAGAAAATATCGCCGCTCTTTTTCTGTCCTCTATATCATTTAATACCTGCGGGTTTTACTCCCGTCTGAGTGAATCGTGCGAGGTCAAATATCGATAAAATAAGGCCCGTAGATCTACTGATCTACGGGCCTCGGAAGCCTTGAAAACACTGGGTTTTTATCCCCAATATCTTTTTTGGCCTCCCTTTTTGTCATAACGCAACACTATAGATTTTTTTCGAAATTTACTTTCAAAAAATCGTCGTATGACAGCAATAAAACCTGGACGCGCAGAGCTCACTCGCCTTTTGATTCTTCAGTTGTGTCAGAGACTGCTCCTTCCAGCAGATCTGTCACTACCTGATTAAGCTGTGCGGCATTCTTAGCAGTAATGACCGGCGTGTCTGACTGGGACTCAATGTCTTTTCTGGTTCGTCCAGCCACCTGACCGCCCGCCTTGGCAACTGCCAAATTCTCTTGGAAGGTCGTTGGTTTGCGATCTCTTGAAAACTGAGTGGTAGTGGCCTCCGCCAGCATATTCAGTACCAGTTCCAGCGTAGTCATGTTATCACGAAGGTTTTCCTTTTTCAAGCCCTTCAGATTTTTGTACTGCCGGGTGGACATGCCAGACCAGGCTCGGGAAATCTCGTCCGTGAGGATGGCGTACTCTACGCCTTTCTGCACACCGCGGGCATCCCATTCATCCGTCAGTTCTTTACGAACCTGGATGGCCTGCAGCCGCTGATTGATCCACTCACGGCTGTAACCCTTCTTGAGATAGGTTTCCAGAGCGCGGTCAATGGTCAGCTCCGGGTCGATGGTCTCCTCGATACGCTCTCGACCGACCTGTGCCAGCCACAACTTGAACGGTTCTGCCTTCGGAGAAGGAATAGACTGGATGATTCGGAGAAGCTGCTCGGTATCGGCTACATCAGTCAATCGTTTTTTGCCATCCGAAGCGGTCATTTTCAACTGGTTACAAGCTGTAACCGTTTCATTTCCCTCATCCTTCAGGCGTTTCTTCGTTACCTTCCAGTAGTTACGAGCTGCCTGATAATCTGGCTGATCAGTCAGCACAGCTACCACATCAACGACGGAAAAGTACCATTCTTCCTTTTCCTCATCCCATGCGGTTCGAATACGCTTGTTTTCGAACAGTTGGATATTATCGTTTTGTGCCATTTGAATCACCTCGTTCTGTCATGAATTCTTTCAAAAGTCCTTGGCAGCCATCCAGCACATCCTGCCAGGTCGCCTCGAAGTCCTCGGTGTACCATGGGTCTGCCACATTGCCGGGATGGGCGGTGTGATCCATCAGGAGGGACATCTTGCCGACATAGTCGCCGCCGCAGATACGGTACATATCCCGGAGGTTGGCCTGGTCCATGCCGATCAGGAGATCGTATTCGTCGTAATCCCGATTTGTCAACTGCCGTGCGGCATGGCCTTCGCAGGAGATCCCATGCTCGGCCAGCTTGCGCCGTGCCGGAGGATAGACTGGGTTGCCGATCTCCTCCCGACTGGTAGCCGCTGATTCGATATGAAATTGCGATGCCAGTCCCGCCTTTTTTACCAAGTCCTTCATCACGAACTCGGCCATGGGGCTGCGGCAGATATTGCCATGACAGATAAACAGGATCCTCTTCATACTGCGTTCTCTCCGAAATCTCATCGTTGCCCTCATTATACCACACATCGACCTTTTCGTCGAGAACACTTTCCAGATACGCAGAATCCTCGATCATTCGCAGAAGCTCCGCCTTGGATAGATTCCGTGCTGTAGCCTGCCGGATGTACCAGCGGCGCTCCTCTGCGGGCAGCTCTGCCTCCATGATCACAATGTTCTGTGTCCAATTCAAGTGAAGCGCTTCGCCAAGCAGTTCCGGCGTGCCGCTGTACAACTGCCAGAAATCCCGCATCCGGCGCACATTGCGCGGAGAGAAGCCGGTCATATCCGGGTATTGTTCTTTTATGAACTCCGCAGCAGCTACCGCTGCACCCTTTTCCGAGTGGGCACAGACGGCCTTGCCGATTTCGCAGTACAGCTCCATCTGCGGCAGATCTGCTTTCATGACAGATTCCAGTGTGGCAAACATTGTGCTGTAGTCCACAGCCTTTCGGATATTCATAGTTTCTCCTCTCCGGCGCACAGCGCCTGATTCAACGCTCAAAGCAGAGAAAAGCACGGTAACATCGCCGTGTTTTTCTCTGCCTTGACCTGTTTCAGATAACTTGTATGATCTGCTCCCAGAGCAGTATGTGCTTTTCATCAATGGCCCGGTTGTCGTGGTAATGGCCGAACAGCCAGTAGTGATAATGTGCTCTCTCCTTGACCTCCTGCAGGAAATCTGTGAGCGGGTCTGCCTCATTGTGGCGGTTTTCCATGAGAGCAATGCTGGTGGGAGCGCAGTGCGTGATAACATAGTCCACCGCCCAATCGACCTTGGCCAGATTTTTCCGTGCTTCAGCGTACTCCTCCTCAGAAGGCATCTCCTGCGCCCACCACGAAATGTGATTGATGCGATACCTCGCTCGGGGCTTTCTCTGCAGCATCAGGAGCTTTCGCTCAAAATCCGGAGCACCCGGTTCCAGAATGCCGTCCTCCGTATCATGGCTTTTTGCTCCGCCCATGGTGAAGAAGTGATAGCCTTCCAGCTCGAAGACCTGTCCACGCATCAGGTGCAGGACATGAGAGCGAATGCGGTGTACCTTGCCGCCGTGCCAGTCTTTCACCGGATATCGTTCCAGTGCGTCGTAGTTCTCATGATTCCCGCAGACGAAGGCCAGCGTGAACGGAAGACTTTCCAGCCAGTCCAATGCAGCCTCGTCACGGCCGTCTCCAAACCACACACCACCAAAGTCTCCGGCACAAATCACGATGTCCCGCTTTGTCATTTGTGCCTGCTCCGGGAAATATTCCGGCTTGAAGCGTTCAAAGTTTCCGTGGCAATCACCGGTTACAAAAATCATCTTTCCACCTTCTTTCAGTACATAATTTTCTGGCAAATCTCAATGCCACCCTTCAGGGTGACTGCGACCTCATCCTTAGATAGGATTTTTACTGTCTCCACCAGTTGGCGAACGGCGCTCTCGTCCCACTCTGTAATGTAGGGCGATGCGTTTTCCAATGTCTGTGCGGCATCCATGATGCGCTGATTGGCTTTTGCCTGTTCGTTGTTATTCGCGAGGATCACGGACCGTTTTTCCTTCAGGAAAGTCTGCTCGTCCAGTATTTCTTTGAACTGACCGCCATAGGCAGCAGGATCATCCGTGGCTTTTTCCAGCAGTGTTTGGAACTGCTGCTCCAGTTCTCTCAGCCTGCGTTCAATATCTCCAAGGCTCATCGTACCACCGGGGAATGGGATGATCTCCGTTTCCATGGCATCCGTGATCTGCCGAATCAAGCTATTCTTGTCGGCCATGGCTGTGTTCAGGGCTGCGAGAATTGCCTGCTGGAGCGGCGCTTCATCCAGTGTGGGCGAATTGTGGCAGTATTTCTTGCCGTAATCCAATCGGCTCACACAGCGCCACACGACTCGTTTTTCACCGTTTCGCGTCCATGTGCAGCGGCGATACAGGGTCCCGCACTCACCGCAGACCAGCCGCTCTGAGAGCGCATACTTGCTGGCGTAGGATGCCATCCCTGTGACTGCGTTTTTAGAAGGACTCTTTGCTGCATTCCGCCGTGCCATCTCCGCCTGTACGGCATCATACTTTTCACGGCTGACAATGCCCTCGTGGTGATTTTCAATGAGGTACATGGGAAGCTGGCCTGTATTCTTGATGGCCTTGCGGTTGATAAAGTCCTGCCGGAAGGTCTTCTGCATCAGCACATCGCCGCAGTATTTTTCATTCTGCAGGATGCTGCGGATGCGGGAGATGGTCCACTCCGGTGAATCCTCGAAGCACTTGATACCTTGCTGTTCCAGTTCGTCTTTGATCATCCGCAGGCTGGCCCCAGTGAGATAGCGCTCATAGAGCCATCGGACGATTTC